TTATTTGAATAATATTTTACTTAAATTATCAGATGCTTTTTTATCCATTTCTTCTAAAACATGAGAGTATCTGTTCATAGTTATTTGTATATCTGTATGACCTAACCTTTCTGAAACAACTTTCATGTTAGTACCTCCTAATAAAAGCAAACTTGCATTTGTATGTCTTAAATCATGCATCCTAATGTTTTTTAAATTATTTTTTTTAATAAATCTATGAAAAGACTTTCTTAATGTAGCTGGTAAAAATGGATTATAATCTTTGTTTAAACAAACTAAATTATTTTCATTTTTAAGTATGCCTTGTAATTTTAATTTATTTTGTCTTAATTTTTCAATCTTAAGTTTTTCTATTAGTTCATCAGGAGCTGACAATGTTCTTCTTGATTTTGATGTTTTAGGTTCTTTAAATTCTATTTTATTATTAGCGTATATAAGTGTTTGACTTACACTTACAGAGCCGATATTTAAATCAACATCAGTCCATCTAAGTCCAGTAGCTTCTCCTAGTCGCAAACCTAATGTCAACATTAGTAAAATAGGTATTTCTATGTTACTATTATTTAGTTTTTCTATCAACAATAAAGCTTCTTCTCTATTATATATTTCAATTTTAGAAGAATTTTCTTTATGAGGAAGTTTTACAAAATCACATGGATTTTCATTTATTTCTCTTAATCTATATGCTTCTTTCAGAACAGAACTTATAAAACGATACCTTATCTTTGAGCTACTAAAAGTACAATTATTAAAAGTTGTATTTATAAAAGTTTGAATTAAAACAGGATTTATATCTATAAGTTTTGTATCTTTAAAAAAAGGTTCTATATAATTCTTAACCCAAGATTTCCTATTTATAACTGTATAAGGAGACCAATTTTTTTCATTTGTCATTATGTACTTATAGCATCTCTCTACAAGTGTTATTTTGTTTGGAGTTATAAACTTATTATTATTTATAGTAGATTTTATTTCAATTAAATGTTTTTCAGCATCCTTTTTCTTTTCATAGCTTCCATAACTTTTTTGTTTCTTTTTACCAGTTTCTTCTTCCACATATTCCACATATACATGAAATTTTTCCCCTCTTTTTCTTATAAAAGCTGATTTGATATTCATATGTAGACACTCCCTTTATAAGTTTTTGATAAGAATTTTACTTCTCCTAAAGTAATAAAAATAAAATAAAATGAATGTTTTTCAACATAAAGCATACAATATAAAAACAAAATACCTATTGAAAAAACGTCCAAATAGCAATATAATTTAATTAAGAAGAGAGGGGAGGTGTTACAATGTTATATAAAATATTACATTATTTTTCAAAATATAACTTAGTATTGCTAGTTTATTTTTTAATATTATATGCTGTTTTTAAATTAGTTTACGCTAGTTACGTAACACTTATTTTAACAACCCTGCTCTATATTTTATTAATTAAAAAGAATATATTAGTTTTTGATTCGAGCTGGTTAGAGAGAAGAAGGTAAAATTATCTTCTCTCTTTTATGTTAATTTTAAGCATTATTTTCATCATCATTAGATTCATCTGTTGAAACTTCTGGATTCAATGATTTATTTATTTTTATCATTTCACTTAGAACTATATTTGATGTTTCTATCTTAAGAGTTTTAATATCATCTCCATATATATCTTTAATTTCCTTATATATTTCCATTTCTTCTTCAAATTTTATTTTTTTACTTTCTTTTTTCTTTTCATATATTTTTTCTAAAATACTCATTAAACCAGGAACTTCAAAACCAAAAGCTTTACCCCCACCAACTGCTACATTTAATGCTAATAATATTTTGATAATATCCCAAATATGTGTTGTTATAATTTCTAAAAAACCTGGAGATTGGACATTGATTTTCATTTTAACACAATTTGAAACATCCAGTTCAGAATCAAAAAACATTTTTTGAAGCATAAATAAATTTTTCCCAACTTTTTGTTGAGTTTTTACATCTACTTTTAAGTGAGTAATTCCGTCTTTTATATATAAACTTTGAAGTGTTCTGTCTATTACATCTGCATAATTACAAGCATTTACAATAGTATGATGTGCTTGAAACATTTTAAATAAAAGGGGGTCTAAATCATCTCTATAGATATCTTTTATCCATTTAACATTTCTTCTTTTAACATAATCACATTTTTCTTCATTGATATCTTCTTCTGTTAATTCATGTAGACATAAATCAGAAGTTATTTCTCCAAAAGAAATTATAGTAGAGCGGTCGCTAGGAATCATAACAATATCTCCAATTTTCATCTGTGTTACAAATCTTTTTATAGAATTAATAATTAGACCCGGTTTATCGACCTTATATTCTTTACGAATTTTATCTTTAAGTTCCCATTCTAAATCTTTGTTTTTTTCTATTTGAGCAAATTCATTTTCATCACTAAATTCATTCCAACCAATACCAATAAAACTTTCTACCTTAAATTGTTCCCATAAATCACCACCATCAGTACGAACTAACCAATATTGTCTATCCTTATCTATTATTGGTATATTAAATGATTCTAATAATTCTTCATTTTCAAACACTATTCTACCCTCCTAATTTAGTTATGTAAAATACACTCCCCATCTTAAATTGCTTCTTAATTAATTATATAATAACATATATTATTTTAAACAAAATAAAAAAGACTATAAATAATAAAGTTTCATCTTTACTATATCTTTGTTGTTAATACAATTTTAAATTATTTAAAACTTTTTATGCAATTCGACTTTTTGTTTTTATCATACAAAAATTAATAAAAATTATAAAAAATATTATAAAAACAAGAAAATACAAAAAATTATAATTAAAAAGACGATTAATAATACACAGGAATGGAAAAAATAACCAAGACTCTACAAAATTCGATTTTTTTATTACAATTACGCTTTTTTTATTGCATATATTTAACAAAAGTATTATTATGTAAGTAAGATAATTATCTAAGAAAATTTCGAATAATTAAAAAACATTTCTAGAAATGAAAATACATAGTTATATTTTATTAAAATTTGTTGGGAAATTTTAACTAAAAATAAGAACGTAAGTTCTGATATTAGGGGGAAGGCGTGTGGAAAAATCAAAAAAACTACTAATTGACACAGGGGATACATTGAACAAATTAAGAGAAAATAATAGTGAGAAGTTAGAAAAGTACATAGAATTATTAAAAGAATATTATAAACAAGAAAATAAAAAAGAAAGAGAATAGTTTTCTTCTCTTTCTTATTTTTTCTCATTAAGTTCTTCTTCAAGAAATACTTTTGCTATTTTGAACATTTTTTCTTGACTAGAAGGACTTAATTCGCTAATTAGTTTTAAAGCTTCTTTTATATCATCAGAGAAATTTAGATTTTCAATTAGCTCTAACTCACTAAGATTGTCTATATTTTTTACATTGACCTTTCCAAGCAAATAATCTGTAGATACATTAAAAAAATCTGATAATTTTAAAATTATGTCATGTGGAGGAAATCTTTCTTCCTTCTCATAAAAAGAAATCATTTTAGGAGTAAGACCTAAAAAAGTTGCAAGTTCTTTTTGAGTAATATCTTTTTCTTTTCTTAATTCCTTTATTCTATATCCAATCATGTTATTTAGCCACCTTTTTAATTTATATTGAACTATTAGTTCTTAATTATCAATTATAGCTCATTTTTTTTAAAAAAGCTATTGACAATGTACTAATAGTACTGTACTATTAGTACATAAGATAAAGTAAAAGAAGGTGAAAAAATGAATAAACTAAAAGATTTTAGAATACAAAAAGGACTAAGTAGAAATCAGTTAGGAGCTGAATTAGGTCTTACAAGTAGGTATATAGCTTTCTTAGAGAATGGCGAAAGAGTACCGTCTCTAAATACAGCTGTAAAAATAGCAGCTTATTTCAATACTTCAATAGAGTATATTTTTTTGAAAAACAACTGTACTAAAAGTACATTTAAAGAAAAAGGAGCTGAAAAATATGAATAACTTACAAGTATTAAAAGAAGAAATAGCAAGAATAAGTAGTAGAGAAGTAGCAGAAATGATGGAAGTAAAAAGACACTCAGACTTATTAGAAAAAATAGATAAAATTAATGAAGTATTTTTGAAGAACGGAAAAATCCGTTGTTCAGATTATTGGATAGAAAGCACTTACAGACAAGATGGTAATGGAAAAGAAAATAGAGAATATCTAATAACTAAAATTGGTTGTGAATTTATTGCTCACAAGTCAACTGGAGAAAAAGGAATTATCTTTACACATAAATATATGCAAAGATTTGAAGAATTAGAAAAAGCACTACAAATAAATCAATTATCAGCATGTGATATAGAAAAGATAATAACTAATAAAGTTACAGAGCAAATAAATAGACTTGGCAATACATACTCAAATTATGTAAGACCTTTATCAGTAGATAAATATAGAATATCAAGATATATAAAAGATAGACTAGAAATACAAAAAGCTAACGAAGAATATGAGTTAGTAAAAGAAAGAATTTTAATTATGTTAGATGCTGAAAAATGGGAAGATGTACCTGTTGAAGTCTTATCAAAATCTATGGACTTAATAGATGAATCAATAAAAATTATAAAATCTGAAAGAAAAGATAATCAAATTAGTTTTTTCTAAAAGATTGAAAGAAAAGCACTTTGAAAACTAAATATAAAATTTTTAAAGGAGCAAGTATATGAAAAATAAAGAAAAAGAAATATTCATTAGAGGAATTTTAATTGGAATCTTTTATTTTTTAGGAATTGTATTTAGTAATACTTTTTTTAAATAATAAATAGAAGGTGTAGGTGAAATACCAACTCCCCAAATCAAAATAACACTTTGGAAGTTAAATACAGAATATTCAAAAGAGGTGATTAGATGCAAAGAGAGCAAACAACGCTTCGTATACCAGAAGACTTGCACAAAGCGTTGATAGATTTAAGCAGTGATATAGGAATGCCTATTACATCTATTATAATAATTGCATGTTGGTTGTATATATCAAAGATAAATTAACCAATCCGATATGCAAAATGAATGCACAGCATTATTTATTAGAGAATTGATTGATAAATTATTTTCTTTAGCTGTTTTCTCTAGCAACTCTTTTAGGACACCAGGAATCCTAAGAGTAGAACGAACAGTATCATCACTTTTATACGAGATTGATTGAAGTTTATTAATTTTTGAATTTCTAATAATATCATTAATAGCGTATAGAATAAGCGAAGATTTGAGAATACCTGTTTGATAAGAAATTTTTTCTAAATTTTCATTTAATGGTGTATATATTCTTACAGTAATAGTAGTCATTTTGACACCTCCCTAATGACATTATACAAAAAATATTTAAAAAAGTCTTGACACTAAAATAATGTCATAATATAATGAGTGTAGACAGTAAAACAGTGTCATAAGGAGGGAGGAATAAGAATGGAAAAAGTAAGAATGACAGTAAGGCTCGTCCCAAAATTAAATCAATATGTACAGAATATAGCCAAAGAATGTGGAAAAAGTAAAAATTCTATTATTGTGGATGCATGTTGGGAGTTTATTGAGAAAATAAAAAAAGAAAATAAATTCAATGTAGAAAGCGAGGAATAAATATGAATAATCTACAGATATTTGAAAAATTGGAATTTGGTCAAATAAGAATGGTTGAGGTTGATAAGAAACCATATTTTGTTGCAACAGATATAGCTAAATGTTTAGGATATGCAAACACAAGTAAAGCAATAAATGACCATTGTAGGTGGGTAACAAAAAGTTACATACCTCATCCGCAAAATGAAAATAAGGTATTAGAAGTAAATGCAATACCTGAAAGTGATATGTATAGATTGATTGTAAATAGTAAACTACCGAATGCAGAAAAATTTGAAAGTTGGGTATTTGATGAAGTTTTACCAACAATACGTAAAACTGGAGGATATATACATACAACAGAAGATATGTCAGATGATGAAATTATGGCAAGAGCATTACAAGTAGCTCAAAGAAAAATAGAAAGTAAAAATAGAGAATTGGAAGAAAAAAATAGATTTATTAATCAAATAGCATCTTCAAAAAATAGTTTACTTGTAAGAGAGGTAGCAAAAGTAATCTCTAAAAGTAATGGAATAATAATTGGTGAAAAAAGATTATATGAAAAATTAAGAGTATGGGGTTTGGTATTTAAAAATTCAACTGAACCAAAACAATTTGCAGTGGAAAAAGGTTATTTAGAAACTGTGGAAGGTACTAGAGAGACATCAACAGGTGTATTTACCTATAGAACAACAAGAGTTACAGGAAAAGGTCAAGAGTACATTCTAAAAAGATTATTAAAGGAAGAAGAAGAACAATTATCAATGTTAAGTTAAATCATAACAGCACTTTGAAAATTAAATACAGAATATTTTGAAATATATTGTTTTAATTAGTTATTAACTAGGAGGTTAAATGCATGAAAAATAATACAAGCGATTCAAGAGTAAAATATTTTTGCAAGTGTCCATATTGTGGGTTTGATAACGAGGTAGAAGTTAAAAAAGGGTTGAAGCCTAAAATATGTTGTATATGTACAAAAGACGTTGAGTATGAAAAACTGGAGCAACAAAGTGCTTTGGAAAATACCGAAATTAAAGGAGTGTGTAATCAAATGAAAATTAAAAAATTAGCACTAGCAACAGGAGAAGTATTTGAAAACATAGAGCTCAAAGAATTTGAAAATAAAGGAGAATGCTTACCATCAAATATGGTAAAGGTTATTGATGGTAAGCAGGAACTTCTAATAAATAAAGAGTTCATATTATCATTAGAAGTCAAAAGAAAGACTACTTTTTAGGTCCTTTCTTAGTTTGTGACAGAGCACTACCAGCAACCGATTTGGAAGCAGCACTATATCTTCCGTCTTTAAGAATCTTACTAGCCTTAGAAGCAACAGTTTTACTTGTTTGTTTAGTGTTTTTAGCTATAGGTATCACCACCTTTAAATGTATTTATAGGATTTATCCTACAAATATAGTATATCAAAGGAGGAAAATAATGGCAATTAATGACAACATAAATAAAATTTTAAAAGATAGAGATTTAAAAGCATGGAAATTAGCAAAAGAAATAGGCGTAGATTCAGGGAATTTATATGCAATTTTAAGAGGAGAAAATAAAAATCCAACTATAGATACATTAATAAAAATAGCTGACTATTTAGACGTTACATTAGACGAACTAGTTGGAAGATAGAAGGGGTGAGATAAAAATGAGTGTAGCATTACAATTCATAGACACAAAAGACTTAGTACAAGAGCTAATGCAAAGAGATGATACAACAGACATCATCAAGATGTTTTTAGATAGAGAAGGAATCAAGAGAATGAATTTAGTTACATTAAAAGAGTTTAAAGAATACTTGAAAGTGTCTGATGTAACAGCAAGAAACATGATAAGAGAAGCAGAAACACAAAATCTATATACAGTTATAAAAATTGGAGTAAGTTACAGAGTAGATTTAATCTCTTTTGAAGAATACGTAATGAAAAATGCACTGAAAGATAGGAATGTAATGAAAAAGAGAAAGGGGGTGATTTAATTGGAACTGTTAAGATACAGAAACAAGCTTGTTTTACTCAAAAATGGAGAAAAGATTGCAACTATAAGTTTAAAAAGGAAATTTCTCAGCAACAGACTTAAATTAAAAATAAGATAGGAGAGATAAATTGAAAATAATTTATAAAAACAAAGTTTACAAAGTAGAACAAGACAAAAAGTTATTTAGAATTACATACTATGATGAGCAGAAAAATAACAGGAAGTTTAATAACAATAAGAAAGTAAAAAGAAGTGTTTTAACAAGAGATATAGAGTTAGTTAACTTGTATTTACCAAGTAAATTAAAAATTAAGGGGGATTAATCATGAAAAGTTTAATTATAGTGAGAAATTCAGTAGAGCAACAACTAAATAGAGCTAATTTAGAAATAAATAAAAACGAGCAACTTTATACAAAACTTAGAAAAAAAGAAGAAAGAGATATATTAGAAGACATTGCATTGAGTAATGCCTTAAGAGAAAAAAGTGTAAACGAAAGATTAAAAATATTTGCTGAGTCATTACTAAAAATTATAGATACACAAATTGAAATAAAAGAATATGAAGAAAGCGAGGATTACAAGATATTTGAATTAATTTCAGAAGAACTTGAAAGAGATAGACCTATAGATGTTCAGATATAAGAAAAGAGCCACTGCAATGGCTCTAATCAAAAATATATCAAAAATTTAATTAGCTATATTATAGCATAAACGGAGGGAAATTATGAGTACTTTATACGAATTAACTACAGATTTATTAGAAATAGAAGAAGGTTTAACAGAAATAACAGGAAATGAAACTGAAAAACTAGAGGAAATAAAAGAAATAATAAAACAAGAGATACAAGATAAAAACACTAGGATAGTTTCAGTAATATTAAACATTGACAGTGATATAAACTCTATAGATTCAGAGATTAAAAGATTGCAAGAGTTAAAAAGGGTCAAAAAGAATACTCTTGATAGATTAAAAAACAATATAAAAGAATGTATGGAATTACTTGGTACTAAAAAAGTAGAAACAGTTTTAGGAAATATAAGTATAAGAAAGTCAGCAGGTAGCTTAGTCATAGAAGATGAAGAAAAGATACCTGCTATATATAAAACAGTAGAGCAAGTTGTAAAAGTAGATAAGAACACTATTAAAGATTTTATTAAAAAAGGTCATGAGGTTGAAGGTTGCAGGATTGAATATGGAACTACACTAACAATTCCAAAAGCTAAAAAAGAGTAGGTGAGGACCATGGAAATTAATAATATTTACATTAAATTGATGGATGTAAGAGTTAAATTTAGTAAGTTGAATCTAAAGAAAAGTGGAGAAAATAAGTTCGCTAACTTCAAGTATTTTGAGTTAGCAGACTTTCTACCACAAGCAACTGGATTACTTGAAGAAGCTAAGCTATGCCCTATAGTGACCTTTACAAATGAATATGCAACTCTAACATTAATTAATGGAGAAAACCCATCAGAACAGATTGTATTCACTTCTCCCATGAGGGATTTACAGTTGAAAGGTTCTAATGAATTACAAGCACTAGGAGGGATAGAAACCTATCAGACTAGATATTTATATATTCAGTTACTTAATATAACTGAGAATGATAGCTTTGATGCAGTAAGTGGAAAAGAGGAATCTAAAAGCAAATCTAATAATACTCAACAAGGTAAAAATACGAGTGAAAGAATATTGACTGATAAACAACTAACAAGATTATATGCAATAGCGAATAGCGTAGGTGTTAATAAAACATTATTAAAAGAACAGGTTTTTAAACAGTTAGGAAAAGATATAAAGGATTTAAATAAGAGTGAATATGATGCTGTTTGTACAGCTTATGAGAAACAGGCTTTTAAGGGTGCATAAATAGGAGGTGATAAGATGGCAAAGTATAGAATTTTACAAGCTAACTTTTGGGATGATGCTTTTGTACTAGATTTAACTCCCGAAGAAAAGTATTTTTATAATTATTTGCTTACTAATGGGAGAGCAAGTCAATGTGGGTGTTATGAATTACCCTATAAAATTATGGAAATGCAAACAGGATATAACAGGGAAACTGTAGAGAAGCTAATCAAAAGATTTATAGAATATGGAAAAATAAAATATGACTCTACTACTAAAGAAATATTAATAATTAATTGGAGTAAACACAATTTTTCTAAAAGTCCAAAGGTTCGTACTTGTATCTTAAAAGAAGTTGAATCAATTAAAAATAAAGAATTTCAGCAGTATATGTATAGAGTATGTATAGACTATGGATACAGTATCGATACAGTATCTATAGACTATGGGGAAAAAGAAAAACAAAAAGAAAAAGAAAAACAAAAAGAAAAACAACAACAAAAAGAAAAAGAAGAAAATTATTTGGTGGTTGTGGATAAAGTTAAAAAATACTTTGATTTAGAAACTAAAGACCTAGAAAAAATTATTGATGTATTTATACATACAAGAAGAGGAATTGACTACTTAGAGGAAAAATTGAGGTTGGTCAAAAATACGGAGAATGTAAAAAGTGTTACAGGATATCTCATAAAAGCATTACAAGAAAATTATGAGGCTAAGCCAAGCAAACATAATAAAAACAAGTTTCATAATTTCAATCAGACTTTTGACCAATATACAGATAGAGAATTAAAAAACATGGCTACAAGAGGTCAACTTGAAGAAAGTAAATTCGGTTAAGTTAAGTGTTCTAGGGAGTAATTATACAATATTACTTCCTAGGAGTTAAAAATGGAGGGATAAAATGAGATTTGAGATAGGTAAAACTTATAAGTTTGATAAAGAGAAATTTATGGAAATTAATGGTGTAGAACAACATAAAAAATATAAAGAACTTTGGATTGATGATATTGAAGGTGTTGAATTTACTGTTGAAAAAACTTTTGGTGATGGCTATATTTGCTATCCAAATGAATTTTGGTTTAATTTTGGTGTAGTTTCGGAATGGTGTGTTGAAGTTAAATAAGGTAGGAGGAATTAGATATGGCTAAAATTTGGTTAGATGCAGGAACGTTTTTAGAAAAAACTATTGATATAGAAGATATGTTTGAACTTAATTTAAGAGCAATAAGAAAGAGAAATGAAAAAATAAAAAATGAAATTGAGAAAAAAATAAAAGATGAAGATTCAGAAATAAAAACTACAAATCATGGTGGACCAGGGAAAATTATAAAAATTTTCAATATAAATACTGGAGAGGTAAAGATTCTTAAGAGTGCTGAAGAAGCAAGTAGATATATAAAGGTTAGTCGTAGCTATGCAAGTTATTTAGCTAGAGAAAATAAATCAACTGAGGATGGTTGGAAAGCAGAGTATATTCAAGGAGTGACAGATGGTATTAGCAAATGTGGAACAAGTAATTAAGTTAGCTGAAAAGATATTAAATAAGAAAAAGTGTTCTGTTAATAAAGCTATTGATATAGCTATAAAAATATTAAGTAAATATGAGTGCGAGGGGATGATTAGAAATGAGTTTAATTAAGTATAGAGGTTATGATTTTGAGAATGAGAAGTGGATTTATTCAAATACGATAAAGTGGAGTGATGCAGTAGATTGTTTATTTATGCTAAAAGAAGATTGCGAATGGCAAAGAGTATCTAATATTGGAGTATTCTCTAAATGTTGGTCTGGAAATAATGAAGAAATTTATGAGGGAGATATATTGAAAGAACCCTATAATACTAAAAATAAATATGAATATGGAATTGTAAGACAAGAAAATTATGCTCTTGAATTATATGTCGAATGGCATTATTTAAAGCAATTTGAAGGTAAATGGGAGGAAATTACAAGTAAAGCAACTATAATGAATAGCAAAAAATATGTAGTAGTTGGTAATGAATGCGAGAATTTAGAGGAAGTCAGAGCAGAGTTCTTAGAACGTAAGGAGAGTCTTGAAAATGAATATCTTAGCTAGTGCGATATTAGTAATAGGAAGTTTTATAGCTGGTAGGGTTTATGAGTATAGATTGAATTTAAATGAAAATGATGAAGTTGATTCAAAGTTACTTTCAGATGTTTTTAATGAAATTAGTGAGTTAAGAGAAGAAAATAAAAGTCTTAAAGAAAAGTTACAAGAGAAAGAGTTACTATTCATCAATAGATTAATAGATTTTTTACATGATAAAAAGGTATGCGAATGTTGTATTTATGACTGTAAGATTGATGATATTGAATATGATTGTGAAGATGGTATTAAAAAGTGGCTTGGTAGCGAAGAACTTATATTTAAATAGAAGAAATATCTAATTAAAACAGTTTAGAGGAGGAATACGTTATGAAATATAAAGAATATGAGGTAGCTTTAAAAAGAATTAAAGAGTTCGAAGAAATAACAAAATACAAACAAATTGCTGACGAAGTATTAGAAAAATTAGATTCTAATAATCGTATATTAATAAAATTTGATTTTGGTGATTGTCAAATACAGTTAAATTTAAGTTCTGATGATGAACAAGAACATTTTATAAAAAAAGAAATGTATTGCGCATTTAGAAATATCAAAAACAAACTTGAGGAAATGCTAGAAGAAATATAAGTGAAAATATCTAATTAAAACAGTTTAGAGAGTTGCAAAATGTCTTTTAATATAAATTATTGTTTGAACGTTTTGTAACTCTCAAAAATGAAAAATAAGGGGTGGGATAAGTGTATGAATATATACTTAGATGGCAGATAGGATTGTCATTAGAAAATAGAAAAATACATTACACATATGGAAGTAAAGACGTTTTAAGAGAGAAAGCAAAGGTATTGGCTAAAGATGAAAATATAGTACTAATAACTATAGATAAGGTAGATGAAGTTATAAAAAACACGATAAGCGAAAAGATTATAGAACGTTTTGAAAATTTATAAGGGGTGGAATTATGATAATACACAAATTTATAATACATGTTTTAGATAAGAATAGTGATACGCCGATATTGAACGATTTTGAGGGCAGAGTTAATCAAGATATGGACCTATTTTTTCAAAAGAAAATCAGCAAAGTATCTGGAGATAAAGACATCAGAACAGCGGTATTTAATAACTATAGTAACAATCTAATTAAGAAGTGTTGTGAACAAATTATTTATGATGAAAGTTCATTTTTAAATAACTCTAAAGAGATTGCAGCTTATTTATTTGATGTTATGAAGCTTAATGCTACATTAGAATCTTGCGACTTAGCAATTTGCTTATACTCTCAAAAATATGAAAAGAAAGTTGCTATATTAAAGCTTGATTACAATAAGTCATATACTCATTCAATTGAGTTTGAAGATGATAAATTTAATATACAGATGTCTAAGAATGAAATTAATATACAAGAGACTAAGACAGTCAAAATTGCTGCCCTAGTTGGACTAAGCGGAATGAATAACGAATATCATCTAAACGTATTGGATAAGGATGCAGAGAAGGAAGAAGCTAATTCTAAGTTTGTTACAGAGTTTTTAAACGCTACTAAAGTGAAAGATGATAAGTATAAGACTAAGATGTTTAAAAATACATCCGAAAATTGGATAACTAATGTTCTTGGAAATGATATAAAACAAGCTGAGGATGTAAGAAGCATATTAAATTATACTTTGAAAGAAAAGCATGAAATTGATATAAATGATTTTGTTGATAAATCAATTAAAGATGATGAGTTAAAAAATAGTTTTAAAGAACATATGGAGGAAAAAGGTCTTGATAAAAGTTTTAATATTGATAAAAAATGGGTTGAGAAAAAGCTTAAAAAGAGAAATATAAAAACTGACAATGGCTTTGAAATAAAAGGTAACTTAACTGATTTTGAGGACCCTATGAAATATACAGTAAGACAAAATCAAAATGGGTCTATAGATATAATTATTAAGAATGTAACATTTTATGAGGAAAAGTAGGTACTCATGTGACTGTTGGCTAGAGAAGGAGAAGTAAATAATAAGAGGATGTAAATTTAAACTAGTTAGGAGGAATAACTTATGAAGATTTTTTTATTGACTATACTGCTAATAATTATTTGTATATTAGCAAATTATGTGAAAAATCGCATATATAAAAAATCTATAAATAATCTAAAATATAAATATTCTGTAGGGGAAAAGATTATATATCATCAAATAAACTGTTACTATAACAGAATGGTTGGTTGTGAAATTTTAGAAAAATGTTATAGTACAAAATTTAGAAAAAGAAATACCCCGCTTTATAAAGTAAAAGCATATGTAGGTGATAACAATACAACATGGGTTATACCAGAGTGGAGAATTGAATGTCTTGCTACGACTTATGGAGAATTTCCTAAATATTAAATAATAAAAATTGGTTGGAGTATAAATAGTCAAGGTAAGTTTGTGAGTGAAACTAAAAGCCTATAGACTTACTTTGACTTATAAAAGGGAGTTTTTAAAAAATAGGAGGTAATAAAATGAATAAATGTGAAGATTGCAAATATAGAGCTTATGAGGAAGATGGAGAAGTTTATTTTTACTCAGATGGAAGTTATGAAGGAGGTATATGTAGAGAAGAGTATTGTAGCAGAGGATATGAAAAAAAGTTTGAAAATAATGGAGAAAACTGTAAAAGTTTTAAAAAATTGTAGGACCATAAAAAATAAAATAGAGTCATTGGTATTGCTATATTTTATTAAAAAATATAAAAAAGTTTTTGAGAAAATTAACTTTTAAAAGGAGCGAGATTATGATTACTACTCAAATGTATAAGATAAATAATGAGATATTTCTGAATGATTTATGCTTGGAAGAAAATAAGGAAATGACCATATGGGTAGAAAAGAATAAAGATACACATGAATTTATATGTTTAAAAATAGCAAATGTAAATGGAAAGTTAGCTATATTTGCACAAGGCATTGAAAATACTGTAATAAAAGAATGGCAAGGTCAAATAGCATATAAAAAAGTTATATCTCAAATAGAATGTGAACAAGTTGAAAAAGGTGAAATAGACTAAAACTTTTAAAGGGTGTGAGCTTATGATACATGAATTAAAAATACTACCTCAATATTTTAAAGAAGTTGCAAATGGGAACAAAAATTTTGAAGTTAGGAAGAATGATAGAGGTTTTAAAAAAGGCGACTTGTTGGTATTGCAGGAATTTGATGGAGAAAAATACACAGGTCTTGAGACACGAAAAGAAATTACTTATGTACTTGAAAACAGCGATTATCTGCAAAACGGGTATGTTGTTTTAGGAATAAAATAAATGTTTTGTGACTAGGAAGTGAGTTTATGAAACGAAGAAGATGCAGTTGGTGTGGAAAATTATTTTATATTGATGAAAAATCTAAGGGTATTTATTGTTGCAAGGAATGTAGGAAGAAGGCTAAGAAGAAAAATAAATAGTGGAGGTATAGATATGCAAAAAGAAAATAAAGATGTTTGGCTATATAGTTGGGATGGTGAATGTTTTGGAAGTGATGAATATGAAAGCAAAGAGGAAGCTATTGAAGCTGCTAAGGAAGAACTTCTAAATTTTAGAGAGTTTGGAGAATGGGTTTATGACAAAGAGTTTGGGAAATTGGTTTATGTTGGGAAAAGAGAAGATGTTAGTCTTCCAGGAATAGATGTAGAAGATACATTAGAACGTGTTCAAGAACTGATTGACGACGAATTTGAAGATTATGGTGAAGATTGGATAATAAGAATAAAAGATGAAGATAGAAAAATACTTGATAACAAATTGAATGAGGTTTTTTGCTTATGGGTAGATAAATTTGGATATAAACCGACATGGTTTAAAGTTGTAGAAGTAGAAAAAATAAAACTAAATGAGGTTGCAAATGAAGGTTAATTTTACAATAGATGGAGAACCAGTTGGGAAAGAAAGACCTAGAATGAACTCTATAACTAAAAGGACCTATACACCTAATAAAACTAGAGATTATGAGGAGTTAATAAAATGGCTGTATCAATCTAAAGTGAAGTATCGTTTTACTGGTTATATAAAAATGACTTTAAGATGTTATTACTCTATAGCTAAAAGTAACAGTAAAAAGGTTAAAGAGCAGAAAAGAAATGATGTGTTAAGACCTAGTAAGAAACCTGATATTGACAATGTTGTTAAGATTATAGCTGATTCACTCAATGAGATAGCTTATAAGGATGATACACAGATTGTTGAGGTTGTAGCTAGTAAATATTACAGTGATAAGCCCAGAGTTGAGGTTATATTGGAAGATGTTTATTAGGACAAAGTAGATTTATTTTGCCCTAATTATATAAATAAATTAAAGAAATTTAATAATGTAGACAATAATAAATGTTAAAAATAATAATGAAATAATCCATATAAAAGTATGTTTTTTAAAAGGGTATATTTTGTTTAGTTTCCACATGATAACCCCAATAGAAAAGCATATTAAGAATATTAGAAGTAAACATATTAAATACATTAAAAGCAAGATTATTGTAGATAACATAGATTGACCCCCTAAATGTTAAGTAATGTAAGTTAAGCATACTATGTGATGTTAATAGTAACAATATGTTTTTTAGAATTGTAAATAAATTGAAACAATCTATTCAAAAAGAAAAGGAGTGCTCCCACACTCCAGTTGTCAAAAATCTAAAATTGTCATCACTATATTATTATAACATAAATAATTGATAGGAGTGTGTGAGTATGTCTAAAACTAAAAAAGAGTTTTTTAATGCAACTAAGAAGTTTCTTGAAGAATATAATCAAATGGATGCTAATATAAACAAACTGAAAGGGGATATTTGTAATTTAGATAAATGTTCTGTCGGAGATTTAACAAAGGCAATAAGCTATGATAGCATTCCTACAAGCAAAACTTATAATATAAATAACAAAATTGAGGATAAATTAGTTTCTATTGAAGATAAAAAAACTGAAAAGGAAATTGAATTATACACAATGATGGCAATAAAAAAGACTTTGGACATAGCTATAAATAATTTAAGATATGTAGAAAGAGAGATAATAAAATTTAGATATATAAATAAATTTGAATGGTTTCAAATATCAGATAAATTATTTATGGAAGAAAGACAATTAAGAAGAAGAAGAGATATAGCTGTAGCATCTATTTCAATAGCTATATTTGGGAGAAAAGCACTTACAGAGCAAGAACCTATATTCAATTTATTAGAAATACAATAAGAAGTTATGTCCGTTTTATGTCCGACATTAGGTATTGAAACATGAGATAATAGTATTGTGGAAATAAAGATTTCCCTCTCAAAACTTAATATTTGACTAGGGTTAAGGGATTGCCCTAGTCACTACGAACAGACTAGGCAGGGCATGAGGATGCTGTAAGTTCAATTCTTACTATGTTCAAACTTATTAATACACTATATGTAGTAGTTGAATTGAGATTAAAATCTCATACAATTTTATCTTAATTCAGAGTCTAAAAACCGAGTGGGGCTTGGTAACCTCACTCACCATGCAGGTGCAGGTGCTTAATCTAAGTTCAATTCTTAGAACTTGCGACATAATATATGTATCCCCTACTAAAAAGACTAAGTTTGGGTAAGCTTAGTCTTTTATTTTTTTACGGGAGTATTATAATATGAATGATTTAAGAGGAAAGATAATAAAAGAATTAGATGAATTTAATATAGATGCAGATGATGAATTTTTAGATTATGGAGTTGAATATGTTGAGAATTTTACAGGGAAAAGTGCTATTAGTGAAGATTCATTGATAAGGGGAGTAGTTCTTATGGCAAATTATATAGTAAACATGGAAAAAAAAGACTTGGATTAATTTCTAAGTCTTTTTTTATACAATAAATTAAAAGGAGAAGAATTATGGAGATTAAAAATAGTTTATGCACACAAAATTATACTAAGCTTTATTGTGAAGATAAAGAGGAATGGAAGTATAATGCACCATGTTGCTTTATATTGGGAAGCGCAGATTGCGAGGATGATTGTATAGAACCAATTCAATACCTTACTTTTCAAGAAGGAGCTATAAAAGAATGTGGTGTTAATGGAATTAACAATGAAGATGTAATATTAGCTGTTATAACAAGATTAGAAGCATTTCAAGAAAGCAAATATGCTTGTAGAGAAAATGAGAAGGCTATAGAGAAATTAGAAGAATGTTTAATGTGGCTTAGAAAAAGAACTTTAGATAGAGAGAATAGAAGTGTTGTAGGAACTAGCAATATTTAGAACAGGAGGTCTTAAATTGAACAAAAGAGAAGTTGTTTATCTTAATTTAGAAGATATAAAAATGTATCAAAATAACCCTCGAAACAATGACAATGCAATAGAAAAGGTAGTTAATTCAATCAAAGAATTTGGTTTTAATAATCCGATTACAGTTGATAAAGACTATGTAATTGTAACAGGTCACACAAGGTATGAAGCATCTAAAATACTTGGTCTAAAACAAGTACCTTGCATAGTTTTAAGTAATTTAACAGAAGAACAAATAAAAGGATACAGACTGGCTGATAATAAAGTTGGAGAGTTCTCAGAATGGGAGTTTGACAAAATGACAAAAGAATTGGCTGAAATAGAAAATATTGATATGAGTAGTTTAGGGTTCAACATACACATGTTTGAAGATTTAGGAGTAATTGATTCAGATTTTACATTAGATGAAGAATTAGAAGAAAAAGAGAAAAAAGGTAAAATGGTGAAATGTCCACATTGTAATGAGGAGTTTGAAGTATAATGAGGATTTTTCTTGCTGCAACAAAAAGTGGAATGAATAAAGAATTAAGATTGGAAACAATAGAGAAATGTAAACCTGAATACATTCTAGAAACTTTTTTTAATAAAGAAAAAACATGCTTGGAAGCTATGAGTATAGTAGGAAATGAGAATTTCTTATTAGATTCAGGGGCATTTTCATTCATGAATGGTACAGAAATCTCAAGAGAAGAAATGGAAAATTATATTGATAGATATATTAAATTTATTAAAGATTACAATATAAAATATTTCTTTGAAGTTGATGTAGATGTAATTTTTGGTATAGAGCAGGTAGAGAAGTGGACTAAAAAAATAGAAAGTGAAGTAGGCAGACAATGTATACCAGTTTGGCATAAATCAAGAGGTGTGGAGTATTGGAAAAAGTTATGTCAAACATATAAATACATTGCAGTTGGAGGATTCGCAATAAATGATATAAAAAAACAGGAATATCCTTTAATAAGAAAAATGGTTGAGTATGCTTACCAAAAAGGTGTAAAAGTTCATGGGCTAGGTTTCACTAAGACAAAGATATTAAAATCATTTAAATTTTATAGTGTTGATAGCAGTAGTTGGACGATAGGAGCATCAATTGGTCAGCAACTTTATACTTTCAAAAATGGGGATATACATATAAGAAGATTAAAAAAAGAAGGTAATAAGAAAACAGATTTAAAAAAGTTAGTAGCACACAGCATGTGTGAGTGGGTTAAATATCAAAAATTCATGGATGGAGTGAGATGGTGAAAAAGACAGAAAGAAATTTAACATTATTAAATTGTGTATTTGTAACAAGTTTAGTGGTTTCTAACATTGTAGCAGGGAAGGTGATTGATATATTTGGGTTAATTGTGCCTGCCGCGGTTGTTGCATATCCGTTGACATTTTTATGTACTGATATAATTGGTGAAATATGGGGCAAAGAAGAAGCTAACAGAACAGTCAAAAGAGGTATTTTAATGCAGTTATTCAGTCTTTTATTAATTACAATAGCTATAGCCCTTCCAAGTGCAAGTTTTGCACAAGAATATGGAAATAACTTAAAAGTAGTATTAGGGCAGAATGTAAGATTTGTATTAGCTAGTTTAACCGCTTATATATTAGCTCAAAGTAATGATGTATTTATATTTCATAAGTTAAAAGATAAATTCAGAGGAAAGCATAAGTGGTTAAGAAACAATGTTAGTACTATGTTGAGTCAATTAATAGATACAGCTATATTTATTACAATAGGATTTTGGGGTACTGTACCAAGTATATTAACTATGATAATGAGTCAATATGTAGTTAAGTTTTGTTTAGCTTTATTAGATACACCATTCTTTTACTTGTTAACAAGAGAGAATAAAAAAATAAAAGTAGATAAACAAGCTTCATAAATAAAAAAAGTAAAAACGAATACCGAGGTGGTGATGTGGCAAAAGCTAGAAGTCCAAACAGAAACAAAGCTTTTGATATATTCAAAGAGCATAATGGAAATATTGCAAATAGAGAGATAGCAGAGATATTAAATGAAAATGAAAAAACAATAAGCAATTGGAAATGCAGAGATAACTGGAATGTAGTACTACAAAAAGATAAATGTAGTACTACAAAGAAAAAAAAAGGTGGTCAAAAGAATAATAAAAATGCTTTGAAAGATGGGATATATGAAAACATATTTTTTAACACTCTAACAACTGAAGAAATAGAGTTAATAAAAAGTGAAAATAAAGATGAAATACACAGACTCGAACTAGAAATAAGTTTACTTACAGTTAGAGAACACAGACATATGAAAAGAATAAAACAGTATGAAGAAAAAGTCGATAAAATTACGCTAGAAAGTATAGACAAAAGAACTTTAAAGATAGAAGGTAATTTACTTAAAGACAATGAACAGACACAAACAGAGACTGTCACAAGAGCTGTTTCTATATTTGAAAGAGTACAAAAGCTAGAAGCTGAGTTAACTAAGATACAAAAAGAAAAAGCTAAGAATATAGAAAGATTGCAGAAGCTGAAAATGGATAAAGAAAAATTTGAAATCGAAAAGAGTAATTTAGACAAAGAAAATAAAAATAAAGAAATAACTGTAAAAGTAGTGAAAGCGAGTGGAGAAAATGGAAAGTAAATTTATATCTAATGACCATTTTTATGATTTTATATTTAACTGGGATTACAAATTTTATTTTCTTGTTGGAGGATATGGAAGTTCAAAGAGTTATCATGTAGCAACTAAAATAATTATTAAGCTTCTTGAAGAAAAAAGAAAAGCTTTAGTTGTAAGAGAAGTATATGACACAATGAGAGATAGTTGTTTTTCTTTATTAGAAGAAGTTGCAGAAAGTATGGGTTTAGGAGATATATTATCATTTAAAACAAGTCCTATGAGAGTTATTTTTCCTAATGGAAGTAAGATAATTTTTAAAGGAATGGATAACCCAGCTAAACTGAAGTCAATAAATGGCGTATCTATAATATGGCTAGAAGAGTGTTCGGAAGTTAAATACACTGGTTTTAAAGAACTCTTAGGACGTTTGAGACATCCAAGTCTATCTAATCATATAATTTGTTCAACTAACCCAATTGGCGAAGATAACTGGACCTATAAACATTTTTTTAGAGATGAAGAAAAAGACAGATTTGTATTAGATGATACTGTATTGTATAAAAATAGAATAGTAACAAAGAATAATACCTATTATCATCATTCAGTTGCAGATGATAATTTTTTTCTGCCAAAAAGTTATATTGAACAGCTTGATGAAATGAAAGAATATGACTATGACTTATACAGAATAGCAAGAAAAGGAAGATTTGGTATAAATGGAACTAAGGTATTACCACAGTTTGAAGTTATGGAGCATCAAGAAGTTATAAATAAAATATCTAATATATCACAAAGGTATTATAAAGTTGGATTCGACTTTGGATTTGAAAAATCATATAATGCACTTTTGAGATTAGCTATAGACCATGAAAATAAATATTTATATATTTACTGGGAGTATTATAAGAATCAAACTACAGATGATGTGACTGTTAAAGATATTAAAGAATTTAAAGATACTCAAGAACCAATAAAAGCTGATGCTGCTGAACCTAAAACTATAAAATATTTTAGACAACAAGGTTTTAATATATCTGGTGCTAAAAAATATGCTGGAAGTAGATTACAAAACACTAAGAAGGTTAAGAGATTTAAAAAAATTTATTGTTCAAGTGAGTGTAAGCATACAATAAAGGAATTAAAGAACTTAACATATGCTACAGATAAAAACGGAAACTTAATATATGATGAATTTAATATAGACCCTCATACATTTAGTGCTATATGGTATGGACTTGATGGATATGAGGTATCAGACATTAAAGAGTTAAAATATAGTAATGATATTTATAACAAAGGTTTAGGATTGAAGAAAAATAATCAATATAATAAGAAAGGAGGGACTGTATTTTAGTGAATATAAAAAATATCTTACTCAATTTAGATGAAAAAGAGTTAAGAGATAGAAAGCATGCAGAAAGAGATTTCTTATTTTATTTGGGTGAATGTAGAAATAAAACTATGGGATTGTTAGATGATGATTTTTTAGGTCAAAGTTGGATTACTTTTGATAACCTAGACTATACACCTTCTCAAATTGTAGATAATAAGGTAAAACCACTTATAAATAAACAAGCTCGTTTTATGTTTGGAAAAGAGCCAACTATAATACTTAAAGCATATGAAAAAGAACATAAAGAAGCATGTGAGGAATTAAGGCAGTATATTGATTCAATATTAAATGCCAGCAAGTTTTGGAGCAATACACTAAAAGCTTTTAAGATAGCAACTATAACGAAAAGAGTCTTATTAAGGTTAGAAGCTGAACCAAATCAACCTATAAGACTCTTTTATCATTCTATAAATGATTTCAAATATCAAGTTGATAGTAATGATATTACAAAATTAAAGTCAGTTGTATTTGTTAGATTTGATTCATCAAGTATAAAAGAAGTAACGGCAAAACAAATATGGTATAGATATACTTACTATATGAAAAAAAGCAATGTCAGTAATCAAGAAAGTTGCTTTATAAAGATAGAAAAGTTCAAAGGTGATAACTTATCTAAACCTATTAAAATAACAGAAAATGATACCAAGCTTTCTAAAATACCATGTTGGGTGATTGTTAATGAACAAAGCATTACAAATATAAGAGGAATTAGCGATATTGAGGACTTAAAACCTTTACAGGACACTTATAATAAAAGGTTGTCAGATTTTAATGATTCTTTAAAATTTCTAATGTTTGGGCAAACAGTTGTAGTAGATGCGACAGAAGAAACAGTTAATGCTTGCAAGATTGCTCCTAATGCTTTAATGGCATTAAAAACACTTGAAGAAGGTTCAGAAAAAGCAAAACAAGCACAAGCGTATAGGGTTGAGAGTAGTTTTTCAAATGCAGACCCTGTAAACTCTTTTTTTAAAAGACTTGAAGATAGTATGTATGAAAAATTAGCAATACCTAGACCTGAACAATTACAGAATATACCTAGTGCCAAAGCTTTGAAATATTTATATACAGAGCTTATTGCAAGATGTTCAGAAAAGTGGAATGATTGGGAACCTGCAATAAGAAGCATGTTAAGATTAATAGTTGAAGCTTGTAGTAAATTTAATTGTTATGATGATTGGAATCATGATTGGGATGATTTAATGTTTTCTATTGTATTAAATAAAAATTATCCAATTCCAGAAGATGAAGAAGATTCAAAAAGGTTGGCACTTGAAGAAGTTAACAATAATGTTAGAAGCCATAGAAATTATATAAAAGAATTTGGCAATGATGAAGATTATGAGGAAGCGTTTAATGAAGTATTGGAAGATAATGAAAAGATACAATCAGTAGAGCAAGACCAGTTCAGAAAAGATGCAGAAATAGAAATTGATAATATTGATGAAGAATTAAGCAATGAATCTGATAATAGTGGCAAGTAATGAGGTGTTGTTATGAAGGACAATGCTTATACAAAAAAAGTTCTAGAGGCTAGAAAGAAACTTTTATTATTAGATAAGAAAGCGCAACTAGAGATATTAAATGTATACAAAGATGCTAGTAAAACTATTTTAAGTGATATTACTAAAAATAGAGAATTGAATCTAAGTACTAAACACTTAAAAAAGCTAAATAAATCAATCGAGAAGTATATCAATGAGCTAAATAAAAGATTAGTACCTGTTACAGAAAAAAGCATAATAGAAGCTTCTAATATAGCTAAAGATTTACAAATGTATTACTATCAATCAATAGTTCCAAATAAATCTATAAATCTTGCATGTGATGCTATGTGTATAAAGACAACTACTAATGTTGTGGAAAAAGTAGTTGCAGGTAACTTTTATAAAGATAAAAGGTCATTAGATAGTAGGATTTGGGGCTATAGTAATAAAAATAGAAAAGATATTGATAGATTAATAAAAGCTAATATTGCAAGAGGTGCTAATGCAAAGACGTTAGCAAAGAGTTTAGATAATTATGTTAATCCAGTCAAAAAAACAGAAGCAAAGACGTTAGAAGTTGGAATGAATAAAAGTATATCTTATCAAGCCCAAAGACTTGCTAGGACTTCTATAACACATGCTTTTGTAGAAACAAGTGTTCAAAATGCAATAAATAATCCTTTTTGTGTAGGATTACAATGGAACCTAAGTTCTCAACATTATATTAGACAGGTGAAATGGAGAGGCGAGGATGAGTGTGATGAGTATGCAGAACAAAATCGTTTTGGGCTAGGTGAAGGAGTTTTCCCACCAGAAAAGTATCCTATTCCACACCCTAATTGTCTTTGTTATCCAGTTCAAGTGATTATACCAATTAGTGAAGCTTCTAAAATGATAGAGAACTGGTTAGGTGGTGGAGATAATGATATTCTTGATAGTTGGTATGATGAAATAAGAGAGAAAAATAATAGTATTCCAGTCATTAAGAAACAAATAAATAAAAAGAATAAAATAACTACAAATAGTAAAGATGATAGAATTAAAAAGAACCTTACTAATTCAATCAAGAATAAGTCGAAGAAAGCACCTAAACAGGTTCAGAAATATATTAATAAGTATGTAAATTCAAACAGAATAATAATAGATAATAGTCAAAAAATACCTTTTATTTATTATACTAAGGTTGATTTAGTTGGTATTAATCCAAACATCAGGGAATTTAAATCTTATAATAAAGAAGCTGCTTTACTTCATGAGTTTGCACATAGAATTGATATAAAAGAAATTAAGAGCTATAATAATATTAAGTTCCAACAAGCTATTGAAAGTAGCTCTATGTATGTTATAAAGAATATTGAGAACTTGCAAAGTATATATACTAATTCTAATGAGCTGTATAATAATGAATTTATTAGTGACATATTAGGAGCATTATCCAATAATGAGTTTGAGGATTTATTAGCAACTCATAGTGAAAAGTATTGGAGTAAAAACAGAAATAAAGAGAAAGAAATATTTGCTAATTTATTTACACTAAAGTATCAGAATAATAAAGAAATAAACAGTTTTATCAAAGAACATTTAAATAGTTTAGATAAAATATTTAATGAATTGCTAGGAGGGATTTAGATTGCTTGAAGAAATGAGAAAAGATAAAAAATTGTTAGAGTTAAGACGATTATATAAAGAGAAGTATGGCAAAAATGCACCTGGGTTTAACTATGATGAATACAATAGTTATGCTGAGTACAAAGAAAAGTTAAAAGAATTGATACAAAAATAAAGTGAGCACTTATTAATTAAATATTAATGAGTGCTTTTATTATGCTTAATTTTAAGGAGGAAATTGAATGTTAGAGTATTTTAAAAAGTTACTTGGAGATGAAGAAGGACAAAAAGTTTATGAAAAATTATCTAAAGATAAAGAAAATAAGCTTCTTTTAGATAATATTAAAAGTCCTAGATACGTTGAAAAGACAGAACTAGAAAATGCTAATAAAGAGATTAAAGAGTATAAAAAGCAAATAGGGGATAGAGATAAGCAACTAAATGATTTACAAGGCAAAGTTAAAGATAACAAAGAGTTATCAGATGAAATTGAAAGTCTTAAAAATGCAAATAAAGAAATTAGAGAAAATGCAGAAAAAGAAATTGAGGTTTTAAAGTTTAATACAGCTTTTGAAAGAGTTATTGAAAGTTATAATCCTAGAAACTCAAAAGCTTTGGCTGCTTTAATAAATAAGGATAATATTAGTTTTGTAGATGGTAAATTTATTGGATTAGATGAACAAATAAAAGCTTATCAACAAAGCGATTCTTATTTATTCAATAATGAAAAAAACAAAGGAGATGATGAAATTGGAGGAACTGGAGGATTAGAAGGTGGAACAACTTCATTACTTGATAATGATAGCGAAATAAGTAGTATAGGTGAGTTGTTAGCTAACTCTAAAGTAAAAAGCGAAAATATAGAAGCTCAAAAGAAATTTTTTGGAGAAGAATAGGAGGAAAATATATGAGTATAGAAAAATCCGAGATTTACATGGGGGAAAATAAAACTACATTAAAATTTGCAGGAAACTTATTTCAAAATGTAAATATTAAAGTGAAAAAAACTGATGTAGCTATAGTAGATGGAAAGAGAATTTTAAAAGCGGGTACATTAATATCAAAAGATGGAAAATTAGTAGATGGTACAACTGTTACAAATGATAAAGCTTTTGGTCTAGTATATAGAAATATAGATTTTACTTATTCAAATGGTAATGAAAGCATTCCAGTACTAATATTTGGATTTGTGGATGAAAAGACCTTACCATCAGTTATACCAGAAGAAGCAAAACAAGCAATGAAAATGATTATGTTTTTATAAAATAAATATTAGGAGGAATTAAAATGGATTGGAAAGACTTTATAGACTCTAAGGAGATAGCTAAATATATAAAAAAATTACCACTAGAAATGTTAATAGGCGAATCTTTGTTTCCAAGAAAAAAGCAAATAGGTATGGACCTAAAATATATTAAGGGAGCGAAGAAAAAACCAGTAGTGTTAAAACAAAGTACTTTTGATGTTGCTGTAAAAATAAGAGCATTAAAAGCTCAAATAGAAGTTAAATCAAAGAGAATGCCATTTTTTAAAGAGAGTGTTCTTGTAAATGAGGAAGATAGACAACAGTTACTTTTAGCTTCTAAAGCTCAAAACAAAGAACTATTATTAATGATAATTTCACAAATATATGATAATTATTTAGCTCTTGTAGATGGTGGCGATATGCAAATGGAAAGAATGAGAATGCAGGCTCTAGCTGATGGAGTAATAAATATCGTATCAGAAGATGGAGATTTAGTATTTGACTTTGAAGTTCCAAGCAATCATAAAGAAGTGTTAACTGGAAGTGCAACATGGGATAATCCAGATGCAGATATTATAGGAGATATTCAAAGATGGATGAGAATAATGAGAGATGAAGGGAATCCGTTACCTAAGAGAATGGTAATGACAAGTAAAACCTTTGGATATTTTGCTAAAAATAAGGCTATTAAATTAGATATAGATAGAGACGGTAGAGTTATTTTAACTGATGAAATGATTAAAAATTATCTTAAAAATAAAGTTGGTTTATCTGTTGCCATAGTAAGTGGAACATATAAATTAGAAGATGAAAGTGAGGAATCTTATTTCCCTGATAACAAAATAACTTTTATTCCAGATGGAGATTTAGGAAAAACTTATTATGGTACAACACCAGAAGAAGCTGACAAAGTATATGGTTCTAAATTAGATTGTTCTGTTGTTAGAACTGGTATTGCCATAACAACAATGAGATTAATTGACCCAGTAACAGTTCAAACAAAGGTATCTCAACTTGGTATGCCTTCTTTTGAAAGAGCTGATGAGTGTTTCTTTGCTACAGTAGCATAATTAAGGGGTGATATTATGGCTAAAAAGAAAGAGAATTTTATGCAAGTAAAAGCTTTAGTATATCTAAAGTATGATAATAACTGTTATAAAATAGATGATGTGTTTGAGATTAGAAAAGCTGACCAAGAGGTTATGGAAGAAAAAGGATATATAGAAGTTATAGGAGAAGCTGAAGAAAAGAATAATAATGAGCTTCTTGAAAAAGATGGTGAGTAGATATGTCTATTACCAATTTAGATAAATTAAAACTTAATTTGCAAGAAGAAGAGTATCCTTATTTTACAGATGAGCAACTTGAGATGTTATTGGAATCTAATGAGAATAATGTTTTAAAAGCTTCTTGGAGAGGTTGTTTATTAAAAGGTGCTACAGATGATGAAATAAAAATAGGTCCTATTGAAACGAAGTCTAGTAACAGCTCATATTGGTTGACTCTAGCAGATATATATAAAACTGATTATTTAGAAGAAAAATCAAAGAATGAAACAACTATTACAGGATATAAAACGTCTATGACAAGAGCTGATGGACAATGAGAAAATTAAGAGCTGATAAGATAATAAAGACTATTAATCGAGGAATAGCTTTAAATCCTCAAACAATAACTATAGAGCAAGAAGTGAAAAATATAGTAGATGGGGCTATTGATATTACAAATGAAGTAAAAGAGCTAACAGTAGTTATATATCCCGAAAAAACTAATGACACAGTAATAAATAGTGAAACTATTGGTACAGCTTATAAAAATAAAAATTTTGGTATGGTTGCAGATAAAGAAGCTGATTTAAGATTGAACGCAGAAAATGAGATAACTTTTAAGTGTATTGAAGGAACTATGAAACTAAACTATGTAAATCCTATTGTAGTTGAGGAACAGGTTTGTGGTTATATCTGTGGTCTTGAAAAGCTAGATTAGAGGTGGTTTAGTATGAGTGTGTTTACTAAGGCTATAAATGAAATTGATAGAAAAAAGGCTACAATGCCAATTTTGTGTATGAATATAGCTTTTATGTTAGAAGGAGAAGCTAAAAATAGTGCAAAATGGACTGATAGGACAGGAAATGCAAGACAAGGTATAACAGGAACAAGTTTAGGTGGAGGAAATCAATACATTGTTAGGTTAGGTCATGGCGTTGACTATGGAACTGTTTTAGAAGAAGGTTCAGCACCTCATGTTATAAGACCAAGAAATGCAAAAGCTTTATTTTGGAATGGAGCTTCCCATCCTGTTAAACAAGTTCAGCATCCTGGTACTAAAGGAACTCATTCTTTAGAATCTATAGTTAGCAAGAATATGCCTAAAATAGGCAAATTAGTAGAAGGACATTGGAGTAAATAATATGAGAGCAGGAATAAGAAAAGCCTTAATTGAGAACATACCAAGAATTAAAGATTGTTATGAACCAACTGTCCCTAATAAAAAAACTATAAAACCTTATATTGTAGTTGTCCAAGGTGAAGATGCTGACAACGAAGGTAATGCTATAGGTTTTAGAAGGACCATAAATATTTGGTTATATGAGAAAAGGACTACATTTAATAAACTGGATGAACTTACAAAAGAAGTCGTAGAAGCTTTAGATTTTAAAACTATAACAGATGATACTTCTAATGAGGTATTTACTTGTATTTATGAGGGTGCAGTTGGTCAAGATGTTATAGACGAGGAATGGGAAGCTATAATAAGGTGTCTAAGATTTAGTGTAATAGCTTTAGAAGATAAAGAAGATACAACTAATGATAGATGGGTAGAAGCTCTATCTAAGCACACAAAAGATTTATTAGAAATAGAGAGCTATAAAGATAATTGGAAGAAAAACTTTATAGCTCCATGTGTATTATGGCGAACTACAAACATTGAAAACAAAAGAATAAATTATCATCTGATTGAGATTACAAAAACTATGAAATGTCATGTTGTAAGTAAAAACAAGGATGAAATAGTTAAGCTTCTTGAAGCATTAGAAACAAGTTTAATAATAGATAAAAGAGTAAGACTTAGAGAAGATAAGAATATGTATTTAACTCTTGTTAGCGTAGTTGAGGATAGGGAATCAGATATGTTTACAACTGGACAATTAACAGCTGTGTTTAAAATGATAGGAAAGATAAAAAGAGAAGGTCCTACTATGGACAAAATTTATGGTAATGGAAATTTAAGATAGGAGGTGCAAGGGTTGGCTGAAACAAATAATAAAAAGATTCATGTGAGTAAGCAGGAAGAAAAATATTTAAAAAGTGATTTTATAGAAAATAGCGAAGCACTTGGCTACAAGAAAGAAGTAGTTGCAGGTGCTTTATTTAATTGTAAGAAAGAAGAACTTACAAAATCAGAGTTTGAGAAAGCAATAAAAGAGTTTTTAGAAAGAGAGGTGAAGTAAAATGGCAACTGGTACATGGAATGAAAAAGAAAAAAAGGAGATACCTGGTTTTTACAATCGCTTTAAAACACAAGCAGAAAAGTCTACAAACACAGGATTAAAGGGTAGATTAGCAATGCCTATTAGGGCTAATTGGGGAGAAGTTGGCAAGGTTGTAACAATAAAAAATGATTTAAGACAGCTTAAAAATATATTTGGGGATGATATGAATTATTCAGCTTTCAAGCTAGGTAAATTAGCTTTGTTAGGGAATGTAAAGGAACTCTTGTTGTATAGGCTTGTAGATGGAAATCAAAAGAAGGGTACATTAACACTAAAAGATACTACAGAGAATAGTGCAAAAGATGTAATTAAGTTAGAAACTAAGTATCCAACTAGCAGAAATTTTAATGTAACAATAAAATCTAATTTAGTTGATGCAGATAAGAAAGACTTTATATTCTTTGAAAATACTAAACAGTTATTCAGTTCAAGTATTAAAGGTACTATAGATGAAATAGTGCTGGAAATAAATTCAAATTTAGATAATGAATATGTAATTGCAACTAAAGTAGCTGATAGTGATACAACACTAGCAAATGTAGTAAATCAAGCTTTAGAGGGTGGCAATGATGGTTGTACGTCGATTACTAATGAATCTTATTTAAAAGCATTGGAAGAATTTGAAAGATATAGCTTTGATGGATTTACACTTGATGGTGTGGCTGAGGAAGCTTTGCAGGAAACTACAAAAGCTTGGGTAGCTAAAAATAAGGAGTTAGGAAAAGATATATTATTATTTCTAGGTGGAAAAACAGAGGATAATATAAAACAAATTAATGATAAATCAAAAGGTTTCAATGATGAAAATATAGTTAACATTGGAAGTTCAGCTTATTATGAGGGAATAAAATATACACCTAGTGAAGTAGCTGTTTATATAGGAGCATTAGCAGTAAGCAAAGGTATAACAGGTAGTATATGTAATGCTAAGACTATATTTGAAGAAGTAGAACCAAGATTAAGTCAATCAGAAGTTAAAGAGTGTTTGAAAAGTGGTACTTTAATCTTAGACTTTGATGATGGAGATGTAATTATAGTTGATGATGTAAACACATTTAAGAAGTATGTAGATGATAAGAATGAAGCTATGGGATATATCTCTAATATTATGTTTATTAATACTATAAATAAAGATACTTCATTAAAAAGAAAAGAGTTTGTAGGCAAAATATTCAACGATTCGACAGGTCAAACAACTGTTATATGTGCATTGAAGAAATATTTTGAAGAATTGATGAGTCAAGGTATTATATCTGAATTTAATGTTGATATAGATACAGAGCTTCAAGCAACTGCCAAAGCAGATGAATTTTACTGGAAGTGGGATGCTGTTAAGGTTGATGTCATGAAAAAAATATATGGTACTGGATACTTAGGATAAAGGAGGTTATAGATTATGTATAATGATGATTATATAGAAGAAGCCAGTTTTCTGAATGGTTCAGATGTAGTTATACTTATTGATGGTGTAGAAGAGCTATACATGGAAGAAATAAAAGCTGATTTTGAGCAAGATGAGCAAAGTATTAAACTGTTAGGGTGTCAAAATGAAATATCAAGGGTTGGTACTACTAAAGGTTCATTCTCCTTGAATGGATATAAGACAGATTCAAAATTTGCAAAATTAGGATTTAGGTCTTTTGAAATAATATATAATTTATCTAATTCTGAAACATTAGGATATGAAAGTATTAGATTAAAGAATTGTAGATTAAAAAAATTGCCTCTTATAAATTCTAAAGCTGGTGAAATTGTAAAAATAGAAGTAGAGGGAAGTTTTAGAGGATATGATTTGTTAAATGAACTTTAAAACAAAATAATGTTGTACTTTAAAGCTATGAACAATTAATTTTGTTTGTAGCTTTTTAAAATTAAAAATATTGGAGGAATAGTATGTCAGAGATATATAAAAGAGAGTTAGAAAATGAAGTAGTAGAAGAAGATAATGATTTAGATGAAGAAATAGAAGAAACAAATGAAGATAGATTGAAGATGAAAGAGGATGAAATAATAGCAAAGCTATTGGAGGATTCACCAGTTCCTCAGAGAACTGTGTTTTTAGATAGATTAGGAATACCAATTACTTTGAAAGCATTAACAGAAAAAGAGATTAGTAAAATAAGAAAAGATTGCACTAAAATTGTAAAGGTCCAAGGGCGAAGAGAAGAAAAATTGAATGATGATGAGTTTACTCTAGCATTAATAGAAAAAGGAACTGTAAAACCTAATTTTTCTAATCAAAAATTACTTGATGCTATGAAAGTAACAAATGCTAGAGAATTTATAAAGAGAAAATTCTTAGCTGGAGAATTAAGTAAAATAAGTGACCAAATATTAGAATTATCCGGTTTTTATGATGAAATAAGTGATGATGATATAAAAAACTAATAAAAATGGGGGGACGACTGACTGTTTTAAATAACATCTTTGTTAAGCATCATGTTCCCCCAGATATTTATGTTAAGAAAAATTTAATGTCTCAACGCTTAATGAAAGTATTTACTCAAAATGAAATAGAGCAAGAGAATAAAGCTATGAAAAAATAAATATCTACAGAAAGGTAGGTGAGGGAAATAGCTAAAAAGGAAATGTATCATATTGATGTTGTCATAAGTGCAAAAGGCGACGGAGAAACAAAAAGCAAACTAAGTGCTATGGAAAAATACATGAAGCAGACAGAAAAAAGAATGCAAACACTTAATAGGATAAAGGTTAATCCTGCTATAAAAGCTACTGATAAAGCTTCAAGTGTTGTAAACAGAGTTAATAACAATATGAATAAAGCAAAAAAAACTGTTACAGCTAGAATAAAAGCTACAGATAACGCGAGTCCAGTAGCCAATAGAGCTAGCAATAATGTTAATAAAGCTAAAAAGACAGTAACAGCAAGGTTGAAAGCTACAGATAATGCGAGTTCTACTGTTAACAAAGTTAATAATAAGATAAAAGAAGTTGCTAAGCCTATACCTCCTGTAATCATACGAGGACAAGATGAATCTAGTTCTATAATAGATAAAGTAAAAGCTAAGATTCAGAATCTAAAAGCTGATACTATCATAAAAATAAAATCACAAGCTGATGAAGCTATAAATACTATTTCTCGAACTAAAAATAAATTACAAGAATTTGTGAGTAAGAGATATGAAGCAGCAGTCAAAATTCGAGATGAAGCTAGTTCGGCTTTAGGTGGACTTACAGGAAAAATAGATTCTTTTGTAAGTGGAGCTATTAGTAAATTTGCTAGACTGGCTACTACTGCAGGAGCTTTAATAGGTGGAATTGGTGTAGGTTCTGCTGTAAAAGGATTTGCTACTTTTGAACAAAGTATGAAAAATGCACAAGCTGTAAGTGGAGCAACAGGAAAAGAAATGGAAGCTTTAACTGCAAAAGCTAGGCAACTTGGGAGAGAAACTTCATTTACAGCAACAGACGCAGGGAACGCTTTTTACTACATGGGTATGGCAGGCTGGAAATCTGGTCAAATGATAAAAGCAATTCCTGACGTTCTTAACTTGGCAGCAGCAGGAGGAACAGATTTGGCACTAACGTCTAAAGTATATTGGACAGCTATAAAGAAATTTATAGTAAAAAATATGGGGTTAAAATAGGGAAGCCTAAGTCCTTAATGGATATGGTAATCTATTGCCACTTTATTTAGAAATAAGTAAAAGGCTTAACGACTAGATTAGTAATCTAAGTCCTTAATGGATATGATGAACGTCCACGAAATCCCACACCCTAACGCATTGTCGAGGGTGATGAAATAGTCTGAACTATATAGAAATATATAGAAGCTAAGATAAAGAGCTTAGTGTATAACAAAATGGATATAGTGACGGATGGTTTAACTGCATTGGGGCTAACTGCAAATGATACTACCGAATTTGTAGATGTAATGGCGGCAACAATAACTAATTCTAATACAAGTGTTGAATTGATGGGTGAATGGATTGCCCATGTAAAAGCTATTTAATTCGGTGAACCCTAAGTTGATTTTTTAATACGGGAATACCGAGCGAAGCTAGTTTGGAAACGACTAGAACGTGTAACGACTAGACAAAGTATACTAAGTAAAAGTATTTTTATATGTTGAAATGTCCACGAACAGTAGCAAGCTCAATTTATATTGAACTTAAGATATAGTCTGAACTATATAGAAATATATAGAAGTAAAGGATAAAGAGCCTTTGCGATAACAAAATTGGAAACATTTAAATACGTTGGTTCTATGGGGGGAGCTTTAGGAGTATCTATGAAAGATTTATCTCTTGCGACAGGTCTAATGGCTAAATAATTGGTCAGCTTAAAGAAATTTAAGTAAAAAACATTCGGTGAACTCGGGAAAAGCTAAGTTTAAAAAATATGCTAATTCCGAACCAAGCTAAGTGAAGCTAATAAAAGTAACTTAGAAGGTGTAGAGACTAATGGTTGAGTTATAGCAAACAATAATACCAACACGAGTGCCGAACATCTTAGCAAGTAAAGTTGAAGATGAAGATATAGTCCGATACTCTTAGGAAACTAGGAGAGTATAAGATAAAGAGCTTATACACAACAAATTGAGTGCAAGTGTCAAAGGAAGCATGGCAGGTACTTCGTTAAGAGGAGGTCTAGTTAGATTAATAAAGCCACCAGAAGAAGCTGCATCTGCAATTAAAAAATATGGAATAGAATTAAAGAAAAATAAAAATGGAAGTTTAGATTTGGCAGGAACAATAGGAAGTCTTAGAGAGAAATTAGGAGGATTAAAAGATGTTGAAAAAGGTGTTGCAATATCCTCTATATTTGGTCGTACTGCAATGGCAGGTTGGGCGGCTGTAGTAAATGCTAGTGAAAGTGACTTTAATAAGTTAACTACAGCTATTGCAGAAAGTGAAGGAGAAGCTAAGAGAATTGCTGATATGAAGTTAGATACCTTATCAGGACAATTTGAAATTTTAAAAAGTGCTATTGATGATGTAAGAATAAGTGTAGGTCAAAGACTAGGACCTATGACAAGAGGATTTATAGAAGATTTAATTAAGAAAATGCCACAAATCGGTGATGCTATAGTTGGAGTAGTAGAAAAGTTTGTTAATAATTTCGATAAAATAAAAGCAGGATTTCAAGTATTATTGCCTGCAATTGGTTCCGTTATAGCCTCTGTTATGGTACTTAAAGCCACATTTGCTTTTGGAGGAGCCATTAAAAGTTTAAGTTTACTTGCAAGTACTTTTGGTACGGCTAAATTAGCTGCCTTCGGATTAACAGTTGGAATAGGGGCTATTGTTATAGCTTTTGCAGGAATGACTGTTGCTATTTCTAATAATAAAACTGCTATGATGGACTTACAAACACGTTTTGGTTCGTTTGGTGAGTATGTTACTACAATAATGGAGGCTGTTGGCGGAGTCATAAAACTTACATTAGGCAACTTGCTTATAATGTTAGGAGGAATTGGAAAAGGAATAGGCATATTGTTATCTGATAAAAGTTGGGATGAAAAAGCTTCATCATTAAAAAATCTATTTGGTAAAACAACAGCAGAAATTAAAACAAATACAAAAGAAGCTTTATCAGATATAAATTCAGAAACTTCTAATGCAACAGCTCTATTAAAAAAATCTACTTCAAAAGAATTACAAGGTGTTACTAAAGCTTTTTCTGTGGCTTTTGACCAATCTAAAAATGTAACTGAAAGAAAGTCAGGAGAAATAGCAAAGGCATTAACAAATAGCCTAAAAGGATTAGATGAACAGTCAATAAGCATGATACGAGGATTAAATGATAATATGGCAATAATTTTGTCGGGTGTGACAGCAGATATGAAACCAAGTGATAAAGTAAGTAAAATTACTAAAAATTTAGATGATGCTTTCAAAGCGGGTAAATTAAGCGCCCAAGAATATAGGAGTAGCATACAAGAGACTTTAAGTTTTATAAGCAAGTATAGTGCAGATTCTTCAAATAATTTAAAACAAGGCATGAGTGATGCTTTCAATGCTTTTAAAGAAGGAACAAATGTAAGTGGCTTAAAAGACGGAGTAACAGGAATGTTAAACTCTTTAAAAGCAACTGGTCCACAAGCTTTAGAAACCTTAAAAGGTTTAGGAGGAAAAGCAAGTGAGATTTTCAAAGGAGTGGATTTTAATTCTTCTATAGATGCACAGAAAACTAAAGTATTGCAAAATTTAAATAGTTTAGGATTAGAAGGAACGCAAGCTATAGATACTTTAAGAACTATTTTCTCACAAGCATCATCTGCTTTGGATACAACAAATCTAAAGCAAGGTTTAAGTAATACATTTAACTCTTTTAAAGAAGGACTTAATAGCGGAGGAATAAAAAACGCTATAAATAGTATGCTTGGAACTATTAACCAAGCAGGTCCACAGATGCAAGAAGCTCTAGGGAAAATGGATGGAGATATGGGGCAAGTATTTGCTAATGTAGATTTTAGCACTCCAATAGAAACACAAGCTAGTAAAGTTCTAGAAAATTTGAATAATTTAGGAGTAAAAGGACCACAGGCTCTAGAAACTGTAAGAAGTATATTTGCTCAAGCATCTTCACAAATACAAGGTTCAGCTTCTCAAACAGCACAACAAGCAAATCAGCAAGTAGTTGATGCTCTAACACAAGGAAATCCAGCTGCGCAACAAGCAGGACAACAACTTGGAGCAGATTTGACTAATGGCGTAGTAAATGGAGTACAGGCAGGAGTGCCAGTTGTACAGCAAAAAAGTAATGAACTTGCTACAGCAACTCAACAAGGTGTTACAAATGCTGTAAATAGTGCAACTCCTCAAATAGATAATAGTAATCTTACAAGTGGTATAGATACAGCATTCAACCAAGCTACTGCAACGGTTCAGCAAGGAGCGACTAATATGTACAATGGTGCTAAACAAAGTTTTGTGCAATTGGCACAAATAGGCAGAGAAGCAGGAAGTAGTTTATATAATGGTGCAACAACTTCCTTTAATATGTTAGCAACAAACGTTAGAGTTGCATGTAGTAGCATGTATAACGGAGCTAGAATATCTTTTACGAGTTTAAGTAGTTCAGCAATAAGTGCCATTTCTGCTATGTGTAGTTCTGTAGTAAGCCAAGTTAGTGCTATGTCGAGTCAAGTTATCAGTTATTGGAATAGTGTAAGAGCAACAGTTTCAGCACCAATAAGTGCATCTTTTAATGTTAAGACTACTCAAACAACTGTCAAAAGGACAGTAAATGAAGGTGGTGGTGGAATACTGGGTAATATACTAGACCGTTTTGCAGATGGTGGTGTTGCAAGTAAACCAAGTATTTGTGGAGAAGCAGGTGCCGAAATGGTTATTCCTCTTTCTAATAATAGAAGAAGCAGAGCTATAGGTTTATATGAGCAGACAGGGAAAATGTTAGGTTTAAGCTCAACTCCTTATCAAAAAGTAGTAGGTAATTCTAATATTGTAAATAATGTTAGACAATTTCCTTTTACAAACACCTTGGATTCAGATAATAAAGAATACAAAGAAGCTCAATCACAGAATTTAATTTCAAGCAATGGGAATACAATAAATGTAGGTGGAATAACTTTAAATATTCAAAATACCAATAATAAGGAAGAAATGATACAAGAAATAATGTCTCAAGTGGAAAATGAACTAAGAGAAGCATTACAAGACATTGGATAATGTCGAATTGTTGTTAAAAAAATCTTCTTCATAAATGATATAATATTGTTAAAATATGCAAATTTATGAGGGGGAAATTTTATGTGGCAGAAATTTAAAGGTCTAAATACTTTCTTAAAAGTTATTATAGGTATTATAGCAATATGTTTCTTACCAATCACTTTAGCTGTTTTTTCAATTGAATTTTTAATGAAAGCTATTGAAGCTAAAAATAAAAGCAAAATAATCTTAGGATGTTTTTTAGCATTATTAACATTAAGTTGTGCTAGGACTGTTTATCTTACAAGAGATTTAGATGATAAAAATTCTACTCAAGTCAATCAAGTTTCTAATAATAAAGATAAAGAAGATGTTGAAAAGAAAATTAAAGAAGAAACGAAAAAACAAGAGGAAGCTAAGAAAAAAGAGGAAATAGAGAAAAAATCCTCAGAGGAGAATAAAGGAAACGTGGAAACGAAAAAACAAACATTAACTGGTGAAGAATTAAAGAAAAAAGTTGATTCTATAATTCTAGCAGAGTATAAAGGAAATTATTACACAAATGATGTACTAGATACAGATGGTAATTATGTACTTAGTTTGCAAGTTCAAAATGCAAGCTTTGACAATGAAAGCAGTTGCAAGACATTTACTAAAGAATTGATTAACAAGTTGAAAGAATTTAGAATAGATTCAGCAGAGATATATTTTGTAGGTTCAAGTGGTCAAACAACATATCAGATTAACATTGATGATTTTCTAAAAGTTCAAGATAATGTTGATAGTGTAAATAATATGGAGTTTTTCTCTTTCAAAGATTTTAAAAATTAGATAGACAAAAAGGCATTTATTAAGAATAGATGTCTTTTTTTATTGTAAAAAAGAGGTGATAACTTGGTAATAGACATATACCTAAAAAATGAAAAAGAAAAAATAGATTTCCATTTTCCAGTAAATCCACAAGATTCTTTATCTATAAAAAAAGAAAAAAGGTTTGAAACTGTAGATATAGTAAACTTAGGTGAATTTGATATAAAAAAAGAAGGGGAGAAGATAAGAGAAATATCATTTAAAACATTTCTGCCTAACTTATATGACGCTTCTTATTGCAGATACAGTGAGTTAAAAAATCCAATCGAAGTAGTGGCAATGATTGAAAAGTGGGTAGACCAAGCTGAACCATTACGATTAACAGTAACTGGTTTTGGCTACAATGGATTAGTTACAATATCTAATTTTAGTAATACTCAAACAGCAGGAAGAGAAGAAGATAGAGACATTGAGATAACATTTAGAACTTACAGAGAACTGAAGATAGAGACATTAAAAAAAGAAACAAAAAGTAATACTAAAACAGATTTAAAAGATAATAGACCTAATACCCAAACTAAATCTAAAATATATACAGTTACATCTACAGACACGTTATGGAGTATTGCAAAAAAGTTTTTAGGTAAAGGTTCAAGATGGCCAGAGATTTATAATATACCCGAAAATAAAAAAGTCATTGGTAAAAATCCAAATATAATTAAAAAAGGACAAAAGTTGGTGATACCTTCTAAATGAAAATAATATTAAATGGAAAATATGATATTGCAAATTTTAACGAGGGAATAACATTAAGTGAAGCTATAGACGGAGTTGCATACAAGATGGATGTATCTTTAATAGAACCTAAACAACTTAAAAATATAAATATTAAAAAAGGTGATAAAATAGTTCTGATTGATATAGCATATGAGAGTAAAAAAGAAGAAACAATCTTTGATGGAGTCATATGGGAAACTAGGAGAAGTGAAAAGAGTAAGAAACTGACATTGTCTTGTAGAGAAAGAACTGTTTACATGGAAGAATCAGAAGAACAATATCAGTTCAAAGAAAATACAGCAACACAGAGGATTGAATATTACTGTAAACAATGGAACATACCTTACTACAATCTAGCGAACACTTCTGTAAAACTTGCTAAAGTAATACATAAGACAAATATACTAGATATGATAAAAAAGGACTTAAAAGAAACAGCAACAAAAGGTGGAGACTTATTTAGAGTAAGGATGGATAATAAATTAAAATTATTCAAGCTTGGTACTAATGCAAATGTATATAAATTAGATAGTATATTAGAAGATGCAAACTTTACAAGTAGTTTTAATGATGCAGTAACAAGTGTAAAAGTTTTAGGTAAGAGTAAAGACGAAAATACAAAAGCACCTGTGGTTGGAACTTATAAAAAAGATGCTGATAAGTTTGGAACTCTACAAAAGATTAAGCAGGATGAAAAGATAAAAAATGCAAAAGAAGCTAAGAAAGCAGCAGAAGCAATGTTCAATAGTGGAGAGGAAACAATAAGTGTAGATTGTGCAGTAGATATAAATAGAATAAGAGCAGGTGACAAAGTAAGTTTAAAAAGTAAAGAATATTATGTTATAGATGTCACTCATACACTAGATTCTAGACCGAAAATGAAGATGAATATAGGGACTTTAGAATATATAAGGAGGAAGTTTTACACAAATGACTGATGCTAGATTTAATGGAATTGCTAGAATATTAAAAGAAAATATGAATAAAAGTGTAGCAAATGGTACTTTTGGAATGGGTTGTGAACTTGCAGAAATAACAGCAAATGGATTAAAAGTAAATGGTTATAAAGATGAAATACAAGATTATTTAGTATTAGAGAGTTTAATATTAAAAGAGGATTATTTTACTTTTTCAGATGAAGCTTTAAGTGGAGAATATAGGCATAAGCATAAAATAGAAACTACAAAAGAATTAAAACCCTTGGCTATAGGCGATAAGGTGTTAGTAGCAGTCATGGGAGCTGAATTTGCAGTAATTGGGAGGGTTGTAAATGCCAAACCTATTTCCAATTAATGAGAAATTTGAAACTGTAGAATTAAAAAATAATAATGAAAATGAATTGGACCTAAAGGGTTCTTTTTTATTTGATTTTGAAAAAGGTGAATTTGTTAAAAATGCAGATGGAACACTAAAAAAATGTGATAAGGTACAGGCGTACAAACAATGGTGTCAAAAGGCTATATTAACACCTAGGTACAAAAGGTCAGCTTACTCTAACATATATGGAAGTGAAATAAAAGACTTAATAGCTAGTAACTTATCTCAAAGTGCAAAAGAGCTTGAAATAACTAGATTAATAAAAGAAACTATTTTGGTTCATCCTTACACAAAAGAAGTAGGAGAGTTTAGCTTTAATTGGTTGGAGAATAGCAGGTTAGTGGAGTATGAATTTGATGTACTAACAATAGATGATGAAAATATAGTAATTGATGGCAATATAAAAAGGTAGGTGATTATATGGAAAGAGAGCTACCTATACCAGTATTTTTAACAGAAGATGAGGACTCTGTACATGAAAGGATGTTAAGCAACTTTCAAGATGTTTCTACATTAGAAGGTGACTTTATCTATGATGCAACAAGACCTACAGCAGAGCAAATAGCCGAATTAAAACAACTAGGATTACAAAATAATTTAAAGATAGCATTTCCTCAAACTAGCTATGGAACTTACTTAGAGTGGCTTGGTGAATGTAAGGGAGTATTTAAAAATCAACCTACAAAAGCAATAGGAACAATTACATTTACAGGTGTACAAGGAACTATAATTACAAAAGGAACTATTGTTACAACTATAGCTACAGATGAAAAACAGAGCATAGAATTTGAGCTTCTTGAAACTAAAACTATAGGAGAAAATGAAACAGTAGATATTAAAGCAGAATGTAAAGAAAGTGGAACTATAGGGAATGTGTCTAAAGGTAGTATATCCGTTTTACTAGGTTCTATTAGTGGTGTTAAATCAGTTACTAATAAAGAAGATTTCAGAGGTGGAACAGATATAGAAGATGAAGAACATTTTAGAGAAAGAGTTCTTGTAGCAGAGCAAGAGGACAAATTAAGTGGAGCTAGTTCAGACTATATAAGATGGGCTAAAGAAGTAGATGGAGTGGGATATGCTTATGTAGTTCCCGAATGGAATGGAGCAGGGACAGTAAAAGTATTAATACTAGATAAAAATAGAAAAGCAGCAACACAAGAGTTAATAGACAAGGTCCAAGAATATATATATCCATTAAATGTATCAGAAGGAGAAAATAGAGATGGGAAAGCTCCTATCGGTGCATTAGTTACAGTTGTGACACCTGACACATTACTTATTAATGTAAAAGCTAGTTTTATATTTAGTAATGGCTTTAGTGAAGAAACTGTATTAAACAATCTAAAATCTAAGATAGATAAATATTTAGATAAGATTGATTTAGGAGGGACAGTCTCATACAATGCTATACAGGCGATAGTAGGCTCTATGATGCTGACAGATGAAGGTATAGAAGACTTTTCTAATCTTACTATAAATGATGTAAAAGAAAATATAAAATTGCAAGACCAAGTGGTCGGAATAGGGGAAATAGTTAACGAGGTGGTTGGATGATAGCTTCTAAAAAAGGTAAAGAAATGCTTCTTACATTATCTCCTATTTATGAACAATCTATCATAATGCAAAGCTTATATGAAGCTATAGGAAGCGAATTTGATAATCTAGAGTTATTGGATGAAGAAATAGAATTACAATTATTCCCTCAGAGTGCAACATGGGGACTTGAATTTTGGGAAAATAGGGTAGGTTTATATACTAATATAGATGAAGATATAGAAGCTAGAAGAAGAAAGGTCATTGCTAAGCTTCAAATGAAATATATTGTTAATCCTGACAGATTAGCAACTATAATAAAAAGCTATACTGGCGCAGACGTATATATAAAAGAAAATATAGCTCCATACGTTTTTAAAGTAACTGCTAATGTAGATGATGTTATTAATTATGAAGATTTTAAATATATAACAAATAAAACTAAACCAAGTCATCTTCATTGGATGCCTTCTTTTGCACTCAAATTTACAGATATAGAAAAATTTGAGGTAAAGATGATTAATCGAATATTTATAGATTTTAGAGGGAATATAAGTAATTTCTTAGATGGTATGTGGTTATTAAATGGTAGTAAAAACTTAAGTGCTTATATACTTTATCATGAGCCAATAAGCTTAAACATGAAAAATAAGTTATTTGTAAAAGAAAGTGAAGTATTTACAAATCTTAAAGTAATAATTAAAAAGAATTTATATTACCTAAATGGGATAGAAATGCTAAATGGAAATAAACTGCTTAATGCAGAATTAAGAGAGGAAGTGTTATAAGTGGCAAATGCAGTAACAACAGACATTGCAAGACAAAAAATGTGTAAAGCTAGAGCAGGTGATATAACATTGCCTACTATAGTTAGTATGGTGTTTGGAGATGGAGGGGTTGGGAATAACGGAACTATAATAGCTCCATCTCCAAGCGATACAGTGTTAAAAAATGAAGTGTTTAGGAAAGATATAGAAAATTATGTATATCCAATCCCAACTACTTGCAGATATTCAACTACTCTATTAAAAAATGAAGCAGAAGGAAAAAATATAAATGAAATAGGTTTAATAGATTCGGATGGTGACTTAATAGCAATAAAAACTTTTGGAAATAAGTATAAAGACAGTGATATGGAAATGGTTTTTCAGATAGATGATGAGTTCTAGGAGGTGAATAAATGCCTAATGAATTAGATTTTAATAATGAGATTGAAGAATATTTAATAACTACACCAGCTCATGCGAATGAGTTTAATAATCGACAACAAAAATTATTAGACAATGATAAATATTTAAATAATAAAATTGATACAACCAAAACAGAGTTAAACACTAGAATTGACACAGAAAATGAGAAACAAAATATTAAAATTGACCAATTAATTGCAGGTGATTCAAATGTTGCATACACTCAAAGGGTCGCAATTGATGATTGGGTGGAGGATGCAGAAAATGGATTCAAAGCAACTGTAACACATAGTTTGTTAACACAGAGAATAGTTGTAAATATTATAGATGCTACTACAAAAGAAAATGTAGTTACAAACTTTAAAATTATAGATGATAATTCTATAGAAGTTAGAAGTGAGGTAAAAGTTGAATTAAATGTCTATGTGATAAATGGAAATGCAGAAACTCATTTTATTAATGCAACTGTGGATGATAACAGGGTGAGTGAAATGACTACTTATTCGTCTAAAAAGATACATGAAGAAATTAGTAAGGTAGCAGAACAGTTAACAGGAATTAACAGTAATATTATATCAACAGTAAATAATAATTTGATACCAATGTAGAAAGGAGTGAGTTAATATGGCATCAGGTTGGTATGAATGTTTAAGAACAGTTAAAAAAAGAAGAGGTTATCATTCTGAAGCAGATATACATTCCTATAGTTGTTATCTTGACGATTCAGAATATTATGGGAGTTATAATTTACGTACTATCAAAGATATATATATATCTGAAACAAAAACTTATTATGTTAATTCATATGAGGTATATTTTATATCAAAAGGAAATGGTCAGAAATATGTTATGGATGGTTATGTAATGCGACAAAGTACTAAAGTCCAATTTGTACCAGACCCCACTATTTCTATAAATAATGATTTAGGTGTCATTGGTGATGCTTGTAGTATAAAATATAGAATATCAGATAGTGACCCTACTGTAAGGTTTAAGATAGTTCATAAATTAAATGGTGTTGTTATAGAAGAAAAAGACAATACTACAGATTCAAATTATACTATAAACTTAACAGATGAGCATTTATCTGAATTAAGTTTTAACTCAACTAATAATATAACTATTGAGCTTAATAACACAAATGGAAGCAGAATATTAGATAAAACAGTTACATTTACAAAAGGTAACACTAAGCCAAAATTAAATATATCCTCTTATAATTCTACTTCTGCAACATTTACAGCAATAGACACTGATAATAATTTATCTAAAATAGAATGGTTTATTGATGATGTACTAAAAGAAACAATAACAACAGATTTGTATTTAGAGAAAACAATAAATTATGAGCTTACAGACAATGCAATACACACATTAAAAATAGTTGCTACAGATGCAGAAAATGCAACTGCTGAGAAAGTTTTAAGTATAAGCAAAGAGATAATGCCACTTCAATCTGATGCAACATTACAAGATATATCAACCAAGTTAATAGAAATTGGAGAAGGATTTAAAAATGGTAAAACAAGTATTATAAATACTTTAGCATTAAAGAATATAGAAGCAAGTTTGAATAATACACTTGTGGAGTTATCAGAGAAAATAAAAACAAGTTTTGATAGTTCAGACGCTAGTGTGCAGGATTTGATGAATCAGTTAACACAAGCTAATAATACTATAAGCCAGTTAAATACAAAATATAAAGTCGCAAGTGGCACAGTTGCTCCTTTTGGAAATTCTGGTCAAAATTACGTAGCTTGGCCATATAAATGCTCTGAGCGTGCTAATACTGGTGGTTGGATTGAGATAGATGGATTAGGATTTGCACCTAATGTTTTTTTTGCTGAATGTGATTATTATGATAGTGATTATAATATAAATTATAAGCTTTTTACTTTTGCTTGTCACAATATTCCTACTACTGGAAATCAAGTTTTTGTGGCCAATGTTAGTTTTCAACGTAGAGATGGTGCTTCAAACTGGAGTGCTAGTGGTTGGCTTTATAATAACCAATATGGTACTGCAGTTATAGATAAAATTATTCGAGTACCAAGTTTTTTACCTGATTCCAAAAAAACATATATCCATAAATGGCATGCTATTAAATTTATATAGAAGGAGTTGAGAAAATGGAAATAGGAGCAACTATAATCTTTGACCAAGATGGGGAGATAGTTAAATATATTGGAGAAATGCAAGGGGATGCAATTTCTAGGAAACCAATTGAAAAGTTAGATTTTATTAATATAGATTATGGAACAATTGATTTTAACAAATATAGATTGGTAGGTGTAAATATAGAGACGAAACAGCCAATTTTAGAAGAAATACCAGTATATCTAACAGAGGAAGAAAAGAGAATACAAGAGTTAGAAAATCAAATTTTATTAAATGAAAACGAAAAAGTAGGAGGACTATTATAATGAATATAAATAATGTTGTTGTAAGAATATTAGCAGAGAGAATATTAAACGGAGGATTAAACCCCTTGAAAAACAGACCTTTTGAGTTAGATGACGTGACTAACATAGAGTACAGAAAAGCTGTAGAGGATTATATAATTAAACAGAGTGGAGTAGTAGAAGGAGCAGAGCCAACTATATAGAGGGTTCTTTTTTTATTGAAAGAAGGTGACTAAATGACTTTTAAAGAGTTAGTTAATAAAGTTAGAAATCTTGTATTAGAAGCAGAGAAAGTAACTATAGAAGATACAGAGAATAATTTTACAAGTGATAATGTAGAAGGAGCATTAAAAGAGGTTTTTCAAAGTGGAGTTAATGCTAAAAATAATGTAGTAACAGCATTAAACTCCAAAGGTGCAGAGGTTACTACAAGCGATACATGGGAAGAAATAAAGAATAAAATTGATATAAAAGAGGGGCGATTAGATTTAAGAGAAACAACACTTCCAAATAACTATCCGTATTTAGTTACAAATGGAGCTATAAAATATATTGAAAGATGTAGTGGGAACTTCAAAACTTTTGAATATGAAGAACCATATTTTTATGTAATTAAAGAAACTCATCTAATTAAAATTAATGCTATTGATGAAACAGTAGTTTTTGACATTACTTTAGCTAATGCTAACTTCTCATGCATATGTATTACTCAAGAATATTTATTTATATCTGATAATACTAAATTATATAAAATAAATAAGTCAACAGGAAGTGAAGTACAGTCAATAGAAGGTGCTTATTATAAGTTATGTACTTATGGGGAATCTATTTATGGAGTATATGGAGATGAGACTTCTTCTACACTTCATAAAATTAGAATATCTGATATGTATATAATGTTAACTAAAAATTTAGTTTCTAATGGTATTTACAATTTTAAAGGAGGTAAGTTTGTTTGCAATAAGAATGCTATTTATGCTACAACAGAACACTCAAATTCAAGTAGTATTACAACATGTCATTTATCTAAAATAAATTTTGATTTTGCCATTGCTAAAGATTTTAGAATTGGAGGATATTTGCATATGAAAAACATTAAGTTTTTAAATGATTTTGTTATTGTATCTGATGCAGAAAGAGGTATAGAAATTGATAGCAACAAAAAAAGTGCTTTAGTAAAATATGACGCAAATTTAAATTTAATTGTGTATTCAGACGATAGCAAATATGACAATTTTGATATATATAATGGATATATATATGCTATATATTCGCTTTCTAGTAGTCCTTTTGTAAAAATAAGTTTAAATACTCTTAAACATATCGACAGCTACCGAAAACTTACTGAAACATACCCAAATGCTGGTATGTTTGTAATAAATGATATAGTTTTCTTTATTAGTAGTGGAATTTTTAGAAATATATTGTCAAAAAAGGTTTATTCGGATGAGAAAGGAGAATCATTATGATTTATTTAGGAAATTTAATGGATACAGAAGAACAAAATATAAAATATGTTGGTATGGTACACTATGAACCAAATTTGTTATCGGAGGAAAACTTAAAACAAGGTATTTTGATAGAGAGTTTACCAACTCAAAAGTATGCAGAGAATAAAGAAGCAAAGCTATTTATAAATATAGATACTAAAGAGGTTTTCTATAGATATACAGATATTAAAAGTAGCATAGAAGATAAAGTAAATTCTACAGAACAAACAATAGCAGATTTAACATTTCAATTAATGAGTAATGGGGTGATATAGTATGAATTGGTACAAGATAATAACAGATTTCTATAAAAATAGTAATTGGACTAAAGAGCAAGTTAAAACGGCAGTAGAAAAGAATAAGATAACAGCAAGTGAATATAAAGAAATTGTAAGAGAGGACTATATAGCGTAGTTCTTTTTTAATTCAAAAATTAGGAGGTTTTCATGAATGAAGAACTTTTCGAAGCAGATTTAAAAAGACATGAAACAAGAATAAATAAGCATGGAGAAGAAATAGACGAATTAAAGATAGCAAATATAGAGTCTAAAGCAGAATTAAAGGCACTATGTGAGAATCTAAACTCACTTACAAGTATGCTCAAATGGCTAATTGGTACAATGATTACAACATTAGTAGGATTCTTTATATTTGCAGTTCAAAGAGGAATATTTTAATTAATTAGGAGGTTAAGGTATGGATAATTTAATAAGTTTTATACCAGAGCAACTGCTTTTATTAGTAGTTGCTCTTAATGTATTAGGATTTGGATTTAAGAAATACAAACAGTTAGATAATAAATACATTCCAATCATATTGCTTGTGCTAGGAATTGGATTTTCAATATGGATGCTAGGATTTAACCCTTCATCAATCTTACAAGGAATTTTATGTTGGGGAGTTGCAATAGGAGCAAATCAAGTTTACAAGCAATTAAAGGAGGAAAACAAATAATGAAAATAGGTATAAATTGTGGACATACAAAAACAGGAGCAGGAAGTGGAGCTATAGGTAAAATAAATGAGTCAATAGAAACTAGAAATGTAGGATATAAAGTAATTGATAAATTAAAAAAACTAGGCAATAATGTAGTCGATTGTACTATAGATAAAGCATCTACCCAATCAGAATGTTTATCTAAGATAACAGCACAAGCTAATAGACAAGATTTAGATTGGTTCATATCAATACATTTCAATGCAGGTGGTGGCAAAGGATGTGAAGTTTACACATATAAAGGTAAGCAGTATCAAGATGCTATAGATGTTTGTAAAAAAATCTCTGATTTAGGATTTACAAATCGAGGTGTAAAAGATGGAAGTGGATTATATGTAGTAAAGAAAACAAAAGCTAAAAGTATGCTAATAGAAGTATGCTTTGTAGACACCGAAGATGCAAATAAGTATTTGAGTTTAGGAGCTGATAAATTAGCTACTGCAATAGTAGAAGCTATAACTAAACATATAAGTTCAGCAGAAGAAAACAATTATAACAGATATAAACATACTATAGTATATGCTGGAGATGATAAAGTATCAGCAGACATTTTAGGATTATATTATAAGAGAGAAAAAGAAAGTTACTTAGTAACAGATATAAAAGACTATAAGCCACATAGAACACAAAATTTATATGTAATCGGTGGAGTAACTTGTAATAAAATGAAGGAAATGAGTAAGACTACAGGAGAAAAATTTACTCAACTATATGGTAATGATGTATGGTCAACAATGGATAAAGCTATAGAATTTGTAAAAGAAAAATTGTAGAGTTAAAGGTGAGAATATGTTAATACAAGAGAAAAGTTTTTATCCAAACAACATTTACCCCAAAATAGACTTTCTCAAAATAAAAAGGCAGTTAAAATCAATATACAAGAATGATTTATCAGATTGTGGAAGCATATGTATAATAGAAAGAAAAGACTATTCTGTATCTGTAAACAGCATAGGTGAAGTAAATATATACTATGATTTAAAGTTTAAGCAATGTGTTCAAGATGCAATAAGAGATATTGAATTAATGTTTAAAAGTCAAATTAGAAGTTTTTATTTAATAGATAGATTAGAAGGTAGCAACTAGAGTTAGTTGTTACCTTCTTTTTTTTATACCTACTTTTCCATACTCTCTTTCAAGTGCTGACTTTTTAAAAACCCACGTAGTACCGAATTTTTTACAGTCTTCGCCTTCTATAAATTTTCTGTTTCTTATATTTAATCTTAATGTGCTTTCCCCTTTCTTGTAAAGTTCACAAGCGTCTTTTATAGAAATAAGTTCCTCAAATATATCTTTCATTTCAACAACTCCTTTTATTTATATTATAATCGCAAAAGTTTAAAAAGACAAGAAAAAAATAAACGCAAAAGTTTAAAAAACTATTGACTTAATAAACGGAAACGTTTATAATATAATTAAAGAAAGAGATAAGTAAAGGGGGATATAAAAATGGAAAAATTCATTAGACTTGATTGCGATAAAAATTTTAGAGGAAAAGAACATGTAAGTTCTGCAACTGGAGATGGAGAACATTTTGAAGCAGGAATTAGTTGTTATAAAATAAGTAAAGAAAAATGTGTTGATGCTATAATAAATTTATGTGAATATTGGTTTGAATTTGCAGGTGAATGTCAATTCGAAGATTTCGATATAAATATTTTTGAAGGGTACTATGTAGGTGAAGGGGCTAGTTATGAAGATTTAGCAACTTGCGAAAAACATTTACATTGTATAGATGGTTCTTTGTTTAATGAAGTTTATAACTTATATTATATGCATGAAACATACTTAGAAGAAAATGGAGATATTGAAGAATTAGAAGAAAACTACAAAGATGAATATATAACAACAGAAGAATTTGAAACTAAGATAAAAGAAATGTTTATAAAATATCTGTAGGAAGTGAAAACATGAAAATTGGAGATAAATTTGAAAATCTTACAATACTAGATATAGAACAAAGAAACAGTAGAAAATATTGTCTATGTAAATGTGGGAATTGTGGAAATGAAAAGTGGATAAGAGCAGATAGTTTGAAAAGAATAAAAGCATGTGGGTGCATGAAAAGTAACACACAATTTAAACCAAATGATTTAACAGGCAAAAAATTCGGCAGATTAACAGCAATAAATAGCACTAACAAAAAAGCTGAAAGTGGTCACTATATTTGGATTTGTAAGTGTACTTGTGGAAATGAGATTAAGACAACAGAAAACAATTTAACTACTGGTAGAACTAAATCATGTGGATGTTTGAAAAAGGAATCTAATATAAAAAATGTAAAGATAGCATTAAAAGTACATAAAGAAAAAAATATTATTGATGATACAAATCTATCTATTATAAAAAAGACAGAAGCGTATTCTAATTCAAAAACTAAAATTAGAGGAGTTTATTATAATAAAGAAAAAAGAAAATATTGCGCACAAATAGAATTTAAGAAAACGCATTATAATCTAGGATACTATGACAACATAAGAGAAGCAGAAGAAGCATACAAAAAAGCCAAAGAAAAATTCTTAAAAGAAATAAACGGAAAAGTTTAAAAAACTATTGACTTAATAAACGCAAACGTTTATAATATAATTAAAGAAAGAGATAATCAAGAGGAGGATATAAAAAATGAATAAACAAAAAGCTAGAAGATTTTTAAGAGTTATCGATATGAACATGGATAAAATAGAAGAAGAAGCTATAAAAGCTTTTAAAGAAAGCTGTTTAATCGAAGAGGGAAATGATATAAGAATATCTATTGATTTTCAAGGAAACGTTGAAGCGGAAGTTGTTTCACCCTCTACTAAATTTTTAGAAGATGATAAAGAAATTAATATTTTCACATTAAATCAAGCACCAAGTCGTTTAGAAGAAATGTTTGGAGAACTTTACTACGTAAATGACTACGAAGAATTTGTAAATTGGTGCGAAAATGAATACGAAAGTTTAAATTGGGTTAGCTATGAAAAATTCAATAAAGAAAATTTTGAAGAAATCGCTGAAAGAAATATAGATGATTGCACATCAACTTTTTTAGAAAAATTACATGAAGGCATTGAAAATTGTAAACAAGAATTAAAATTAATGGTTGAAATTTAAATGAAAGAGTATTATTATTAATGTATATAGTATCGTTTTTAAGATTAACTACGAGGGATTTAAAATATTTTTTAATTTATTTAGAAATGATATTGTAATAAGAATTTTTATATTAACTACAAGGGATTTAAATGTCAATTTAATTTATAGAGAAAAAATATAATAGCAATTTTTTAGATTAACTATAAGGGATTTAAATATCAATTTAATTTATATTCATATAATACAATATCCAATTTTAGATTAACTATGCGGAAATAAAAACAGTGTATTTATTAAATACACTGTTTTTTAATGTTTAGTCATTATGATAACTTAATCCTTCGATTATAAATCCTACATTCGTCGTCATTTCTGCTTCATCACTTTGTAATATTCCTTCTGTAAATTCGCTATCGCTTGATAATGTTATTTTTTTCCTTGCCACCATTTCCAAAATTGTTTGAAATAGTTTAATTTTCATATTCTTATCAAGTCCAGCATATTGCAAATAGTTTGCTACTTCTTGCGAAAATTTAGTTAACTCTGATTTAGTCATTTTTTTAGATAATTCTTTTCCAACGCTTAGATAAACTTTTTTAGATTGTTCAACATTCATTTTTTTCAACCCCTTTTTTAAGTTATAATTCAATTATATTTTAAAAATGCTGATACTTCAAATATAAATATTTTTGTTTAAGTATATAAAACATCAATAACATTACTCAACACACCTTAAAATTGATTTAAATAGCTCTTTTTTATGAACAAAATTAATGATATAATAAAAAATAGAAGTGTACTGCCAATACACTTCTATAGTTATAACTAAGCATTCTCATGAGCGGGAGTGCTTTTTTCATTTCTCCAAACAACATTATTTTTTTCATCAATAATTATTAAGTCAATCTCATTTTTTTCTAATATTTCTGTTGCAGTACAAATGAGATTATCTAATTCAAAACTTCGAGTTATCTCTAGTTGTTTGTTATTTACTTCTCTTTTTAGTATATAAGTTTTAAAACACATTTATATCACCTCTTAAGCACTAAGACATTCTTGTAAGCATTCTTCTGCTTCTTCTAATGTAGAAAATTCATCTACATATTGGTCAAAGTTTCTAATATATTCAGTCTTATATTTAGTGCTATTCATTTCTATAAAAGCAATAGTTTTACCATTATCATAATATCTGCTTATTACGAAATATTTTTCTGTATTAGATTCATTTTCTTTATCTTCTATAACTAAGCCTTTAGCGCTGAAATTAGGTGCCATGCTATAATTTCCAACCCTTATGTATTCATAATCATCACTGAAACGGATTTTAGCACGTCTAACAGTATCATCTTCTTTATAAGTAATAGTTTTATCAGTTCTTTTAATAACCTCTATAGTAAACATACAGTCATGGTCACATACACTTCTTGTTGCATAAGTTTTGCCAATTTCAAATTTTATCATCTTAAATACCTCCAATAATTATTTTATTAAGTTTATTATACACTATAAAGTGTCGTTTGTAAATATAAAAATGAAATTAAATAGTTTTATTTGTAAATTAAATATAGATAAAAGAAACTCTATAGTGTATAATCATATATAGAAAAGTGAGGTGTTTATGATGATTTCATTCGGAGAAAAGATAAAAATAATATTAAAAAGAAAAAACATGACTATAGGTGAATTAGCAGAAAAAACAGGACAAACAAGACAAAATCTTTCAAATAAATTTTCAAGGGACAATTTTTCAGAAAAAGAAATTAGAGAATTTGCAGAAATACTTGATTGTGAATTTGATTTTTATTTTATAATGAATGATACAGAAGAAAGAATATAAGTTATTTGTATTTAATATTGAATAGATATTTGATAATTGTAAAATTATGTTATAATTTATATGTAAGGAACTAAATATCTAAGAGTGGCAGTTTCCACATTATGCTCTAACCTACTTTCTAATGAAAGGAGGTGGGAAGTGTGGAAATAGTAGCAGTTTATTACATAGCAAAATTTTTACTTGATTTATACAAAGTAAAAAGCCACTCAAAGTCGGAAGCTAAGAGTGGCTTTATATTTAATTTAACTATTAATAAACTAATAGTAAAAATTAGATATAAAAAGTACTAAATTTTTTCGGAAACTACACTCTCGACAATAGATTATAGTTCCTTATTTCTAAAGAGGTAGGAGAATTGCAGTTCTCTTATCTCTTTTTGATACGAATTTACATCTTTATTATATCGCATTTTAAGAAAAAATAAAACTATGAATATTATAAATCTATTTTAATTAATTTTTTATCATATCATTATTTAAAAGTAGATAAAACTAAAAAGGGTTCTCTAGAAATCAATGTCTATCTAATTATACTTACTTACCAATACCATCACTTGGTGTAAACAAGACTCTACTACATTTTCTCCGTACTCTAATATAAAATCATCTAACTGTGTATCTAAAAAATTACAATAATCATACGAACTGCTAATATAAGCAGTCAACATGTGTGTACATTTATCCATTTTATTTTTAAACATATAAATTATTATCCCCCTAAAAAACTTTCATAAAAACAAAAAGAACAATATCTTTTTGGCAACTGGCTGACATAACTCATAAGATATTTATATAAGTCTTAGTCCCTATAGCTTTGCGTCACTAAATTTCTCTAGTTTTGCCGATTTAGTTTTATTCTACAACTAAAATAATACAATAGAATTAGTTATTGTTCAACAAGATTGTTTGAAAATTAAATAAATTTGTAGATGTGAATAATATTTTTTATATATAAAAACAAACTAAAACAGTAGAATATTTGGTAAAAATTACCTATAGTTTTTGTTCTAAAAAGCTCCTATTATTAATTTAAGTTAGACGAATTAAGGAAGTGACATAAATGGAGCGACAAGAGGTAGAAAGTAAATTACGCAGGGGCGAATTAATGTTGATGGAGTACATGTGAAGGGAAAAGTCTACTCTATCTAAAAAAGAAATAGAAGTAGCAATGAAAGAAAAGTATAAGTGGAGAAAAAGCACTACAGAGATTTTACTTGGAAGATTAGTAAAAATGAGAATATTAAAAAAGAAGAGAGTTGGTTTTCAATTAAACTATGAAGTATTAGTAACTAAAAAAGAATATTTAGATGTAATAAAAGAAGAAAAAGATGTAAGTAAATATGATAATTTTTTTACACAAGTATTTACAACTATACATAAAAAAGAAGAAAAGACAGAGAAACAAATAAAAGTATTTATAGAAAGTATGCAGAAATTAGGAAAAAAATAATTTTATATTTTTATATGTTAATAGAAAGAAGGGGATATTATGCTAAATAAAAAATTACCAGATTCAGAGTTCAAGATTATGAAATATATTTGGAATACTGGTTATAAAACTGTAATATCAAAAGATGTGGCAGATGAAATGGAAAAAATATATAAATGGAAACAAACTACAACACTAACACTTTTATTAAGGTTAACTAAAAGAGGTTTTTTAGCTTCTCAAAAAATAGGTAAACACACACATTATACAATATTAATAAAAGAAAAAGAATACTTAAAATCAGAAACTAAAAAACTATTTGGAGGTTTACATAATAATCCTTTATCACAGTTAATATCAAAATTACATGATAAAGAAGAGGTAAGTATTGATAAAATAGATGCGCTTGAAAAATGGTTAAGAAGTTTGCAAGAAGATGAAGAATAA